TTCATCTCGAGGATGTCGTCTCTAATATTTTGGTTACGTTTTTCAATGTTGATGATACGTACGAAACTATTGGTAACAGCAGCAGTATAGTAAGCAAAAGGATTATCAGATTTACTTTCATCAAATTGTAGTCCTATTTGGGTTAATTGTAAAATGGCTTGTCCACGCATCTCATCGTTATATGTATATCCACGGACGTTGCCTCTAGTAGCATATCGCTCACATAATTTCAAAAACATGCGAGCTAAGTTATCAGTCATTTGCCCGTGCTCTTTATTAAACTCTCCAGAGTCCAACGGACCTTTCCAATGGCTTTTACCTACACAGATAAGGTTGTCTTTCTCGTCAAATTTCCAATGTTGGAATGGAGGAAAGTTTACTTTATCGTGACTGTCGGCTGTATTTTTTAATGTCTTCTTTCGACCCGGAGCAAGTGGAATATGCTCAAAGGTCATAACCCGAAATACTAGGTCTAGTTTTGGTATTTTTTTGTAATCAATTTCAAACTCTTTTGCAGGAATTTTCTTACCGCCAGCTAACATTGCAGCTTCATGAGCTATTTTGCTCAGTCTAGATGCACGATTTCTTTTGGCTTCTGCTATAGTGCGTATATTGAGCTTTTCTAAGTTAGGTATAATTAGATCGTAATCGCCATATGCTTTGTCAGTGAAGGTACAGTATGTATTTTTACTTCTATGGATCTCTTTAAGTAGATCTTTGTTGGTTAGGTACTTTATTTTAGGTACAGTTATCATTAGATTTGATTCTCCTATTACTAATATAATAGCACATTTTTACAAGAATAAATAGAGTATAACGGAGATTATTTACTCAAAATGGCATTATCAATTAACCCTTTGGCAACCCTAGTTGCTAGTGTTTCTGAATCAGTTAGCAGAGCCACAAATGAAGCTCAGGCACAAGTACCGCAAGTAGGTAATGCGTTATCAAAAGCCAATCTCGATAATCTAGTTAGTCGATTAGGTGGCGGAATCGGCAGCGGTCTGAACGGACTAACTGGTACAGCTAGCGGAATGGCTGACAGTCTAAAAAGTGGAGCATCTAGCTTTGTAGCAGGTGCTGGCACAACATTAAGCGGATTGAGTACCACAGTACAGAGTGCGGTAGGTAGTGGCATTAGTAGCCTTCAAACAGTAGCAGGATCTACAAGTAATATTACAGCTGATATTTCTGGAACATTAAACAAACTAACAGGCGGTAATTTAGCAGGCGGCCTACAAAGCCTAGCAGGGAATGTGTCAGGAGCAGCCGGAATGTTAAACAATTTTTTAAGTTTAACCCGAGGAGCCAATCTTCCAAGCGGTGCAGAATTGTTCAAACAATCAGGCGCAGCAATACAATTATCACCAAACGCAGTAAATGATTGGCGTGTAAGAATTAGCGCCGAATGGACATTGTTCAAAAGCCCGTTATTTGATAGGCTTCAAGAAACAGGCGGAGTTGTTTGGCCATATACTCCAAATATCACAGTCTCAACTAAAGCAAATTATAATTCAATTGATACAATCCATAGTAACTATCAATTCCAAGCCTACAAAAATAGTGTTGTAGATGATATTCAGATATCCGGCGAGTTTAGTTGCGAAACAGAAACAGATGCAGCCTATTGGATCGCTGCTACAACATTCTTTAAGACAGCAACTAAAATGTTTTTTGGCGAAGGTAAAAATGCCGGAAACCCACCAATTATTTGTCACTTGCATGGGTACGGGTCAAGTATATTTGATAAAGTTCCTGTGATTGTTAAATCGTTCTCGGTAGATCTAAAAGACGATGTTAACTATATAAAATGTAATACATTTGGTACTAGCACCTGGGTTCCAGTAATGAGTACGATTTCTGTAACAGTGTCACCAGTATACAACAGACGCAGATTAAGAAAATTCAGCCTAGAAGATTATGCAAAAGGCAAAACAGCCGGACCAGTGGGATATATTTAATTATGGCATCATATACAAAATCATCACCGTGGGCAACTACACAAGAAAATAATCTATATCTTGAACTATTAGAAATTCGCCCAGTGCCGTCTGAACCAGACGACTTTCGATATGTAATCGAAAATCAATATAGACACCGCCCAGATCTTTTAGCATACGATTTATATGGCAATCCAAAATTATGGTGGGTGTTTGTTCAACGCAATATGAGCGTTATTAAAGATCCTATCTATGATTTTGAACCGGGGACAGTTATCTACCTTCCTAAAAAAAGCAATTTAGAAAATTACCTAGGAGTTTAAGATGGCAGTTAGAGATCTAGGTAAGGGATTAGTAGATTTTATTAGACCGGACAACGGCCAAGCACTTAATTTTGATCTAATGACATCAGTTGGGCGCGGTGTCGTGGATAGAATTACAGGATTAACCCCCGCAAGAGCGACAGACGTAATTGTTAACGGAGTTAGTAAGACTGCCACAGATCCAACCAAGCCATTGGCCTCAGTTAAGAATCTTCCGTCCTTATTAAAAAATCCTTTAGAAAATTTTGCATCTTTTAATTCTGTCTGGACATTAGCTTGTTTAACTCCGCAACAATTTAACAATCCTCCATCTTATAGAAATAGTCCTGCCGATCTTAAGCATGTAGTATTAAGTTCTGCAGGACGATTTGACAGCCAACGAGTACAAACTACTAGTGGTGTTCCAGAATTTTTTATCAGTAATTTTAGTATGAAATCTGTAATAACAGCGGGTCCTAAGACAGGAAATACAAATGCTTTTAAGTTTGAATGGGACATATACGAACCTTATTCTATGGGACTGTTGTTACAAAGTTTACAATTAGCCGCTGTTAATGCAGGATACGTTAACTATCTAAATAATGCTCCGTACGTATTGCGATTAGATTTTATGGGCTTTGACGACCAGGGAATTCAATACACTATACTCAAGCCTAAGTATTTTGTCTTAAAATTAGTCGGCGTAAAATTTACCGTTAATGAATCAGGCAGCTCCTATAAAGTTGAAGCAATACCATACAACCATCAAGGTTTTAGCGATACAATTAATACAGCATACAACGATGTAAAAATTACGGCCGGCGAAAAAGGATCAGTAGAAGAAGCATTAGTTACAGGTAAAGAGAGTCTTGTAAAAGTATTGAATGATGTTGAAGATCGATTGCTCGCAGATGGACTAATTTCTGAAAAAGATGAATATAATATACAGTTTCCAAATTCGTCATCAGAGTTTACCTCTGTAGGAAAAATAAAAAATGCAGAGTCAGCTACTGTTGACCCAAAGGCAGCAGAAACATTAACTGTTAAAGGTCGCCAAGATGTAGCACTCAAAACTGACTTTGACACAAACCCTATTGGGCGAGCTTCATTTGGATTTAGTCAAAGTTCAGGTGGTAACTTTGTTATGAAAAAAGAAGGCGATCAACGCGATCCAGCCACTGGAGTGGTTAAGCGCGATAATATGACCATCGATCCTAAAAATAGAACATTCCAATTCAGTCAAGGGCAAACACTAACCGCTATTATTAATCAAATGGTATTAAGCTCGGACTACGTTAAAGAAGCAATTGATCCTAAATCTACCACCGGTAGGACTGCCGACGGATTTATTAAATGGTTTAGATTAGATGTACAAGTAGAATTATTAAAATTTGACGACCTAACCGGCGATTATGCTAGACGTTTTACCTATAGAGTAGTGCCATTCTTAGTACATGAATCAATATTTGCCAATCCTAACACGGCACTCAAATATGACGATCTAAAGAAAAAAATCTGTAAAGGATATGATTACATATACACTGGACAAAACGTTGATGTATTAAAATTTGATATTACAATTAACAACGCATTCTTTACAGGAATTACTCCGTCGGCTCCAAACTCTGCAGGACAAGCATCTGATCCTAATACATCAGGCGGAACGTCTACGCAAAAAAATGCAACAACTAAAACAGGCAAAGGACCAGCCACTGGAGCAAAATTTGCATCAGGCGGTAGATCAAGACCGTTACGAGATCCAAAGTTATTAGACAAAAGCATCAAAGGTGGGTCTAATCAAGAAGATTCACAACTAAAAGTAGCAGAAGCATTTCATAAAGCATTTACAGAAAATCAAACAGAAATGGTAACCATTGTAGTTGAAATACTAGGTGATCCGTTCTGGATGGTTGACAGCGGATTTGCGAATTATTTTTCGCCAGGTAAAAAGGCCAGCCCTCAACAAACCGAAGACGGCACCATGAATTACGAAAGTGGAGATGTATACATATATCTAAGTTTCAAAACTCCAGTTGATATAAACGAAGCAACAGGATTATATGATTTTGGAGGCAAAGGAACAGAAAGCCCATTTAGCGGAGTTTATAAAGTAACACAATGCGAAAGTGTATTCAACGAAGGCACGTTTAAGCAAAAACTATCTTGTTTGAGAATGCCAGGTCAAGCAATTGATACAGCTAACGCACCAAAAGAAGTTAATGCAACAATTAAACGAGATAATGCTACTGTTGGAGCAATAGTATTTGGACCAGACGAAAAACCTAAATCAACTCCAACTGATGAATCTAAAATACCACCTAATTGGGCATAAAGGATATAAATGGCACAAGAACGTAGAACCCCGGTCGATATAACAAACCAACGAGGTATTGGGACCGGACCATATTTGGCTAGAATTGTAGGGCACCTTGATCCTAGTTTTATGGGAGGGTTAGCAGTGACCTTGCTAAGAAGCCAGGGTAACAATATGGGCGAAGACACACAAACTTACACTGTTCGATGCGCACAGCCATTTTTTGGCTATACCGGTTACGAGTTTATGGGACAAAATTCAACAATCCCAAAACAAACCCAAGGTGAGCAGGCATTAAATCAACGTGCCTCTGCACAAGGCTCTACAACACAAGAAGCATTTAACGATACACAAAAAAGTTACGGCATGTGGTTTGTACCACCAGATGTTGGGGTAACAGTATTAGTGGTGTTTGTTGACGGAGACCCAAGTCAAGGATACTGGATAGGTTGTATTCCATCAAGGTTTGGTAACCATATGGTTCCGGCAATCGGTGGCTCTAAAGAATTAGATATCGATGCAGATGACAAAAAGAAATATGGTGTAAATCAAGATTATAACAAAAAAACACCTTTACCTGTCGCTGAAGTTAACAGACGATTAAATGAAGGTGACCAAGTAATTGATGTAGAAAAAATTCCTAAAGCAGTACATCCTATTGCAGATGCATTTTTACAACAAGGACTTTTAGAGGATGATGTTCGCGGAGTTACTACTACAACTAGTCGTAGAGAAGCACCAAGCATGGTATTTGGTATTAGTACTCCGGGACCGCTAGATAGAAGAACAAATGCTAAAAAAGCAAACATTGGTACGATCGAAGGACAAACACAAAGTCCAGTTCCAGTAAGCCGGTTAGGCGGAACGCAATTTGTAATGGATGACGGCGATGATCGCTATCATAGAGCCAGCCCAGCATCTACTGGTCCTGTGAAATATATTGATATTGTTGAAAAGAAAGTTGTTGGGACTGATGAAAAAGTAAATGATATCGGTGAACCAACGATTCCTTACAACGAATACTTCCGTGTTCGTACACGCACAGGTCATCAAATATTAATGCACAATTCGGAAGACTTGATCTACATTGCTAATAGTAAAGGCACAACATGGATTGAGTTAACCAGCAACGGTAAGATTGATATCTATGCTCAAGATAGCGTAAGCGTACATACACAAACCGATCTTAATATTCGAGCAGACCGTGATATTAATCTTGAAGCAGGCCGTAACTTTAACGTTAAAGCCGCCGGAAGATTTAACGGAGACTTTGGCGCAAATATACATCTTCGCGCAGGCATGGATGGAAAAATTACAGTAGGCACATCACTAGATGTATTAGTAGCTACTGACGCTAAATTAACGTTTGGTGCTAATTTAGATATTGGTGTAGCAAGTGCTACAAAGATTACTACACAAGGTGCAACTGATATATTCTCCGGTGGAGCATTAAAAGTTACAACGTCAGCAGCATTAGATATCAAAGCAGCGACTGATGGAAAATTAACAGTAGGCGGTAGTATGAACGTTGGAGCTACTGGCGGTAAAATTAATCTTACATCAGGTAGCGACACTAATATTAAAGCAGGAGGCAGGTTCACACAAAATGCCGCAGGCTACTTCTCATTGCCAGCAGGCGGCGGAATAGCCGCAGTGACAGCAACAGCCGAAGCAGCAACCGCAGCATCTCAAGCAATCGCAGCAGTAGAAGCACCGCCATTAAGTGTACACACCTTACCAGCAACATCACCGGTGGATTGGGCTACAACAAAATATCAAGCTGGTACGATTACTAGCATCATGAAACGTGTACCAATGCATGAGCCTTGGTTACTACATGAGAACCAAGCGCCGGATCAATTAAAACCAACAGACACTGATCGAGAAGTTGCAGGAAGTCTTGCTCCCGGCTATGTTGCCGCAACTGAAGCAAGTATACCAAAAGAAGTAGTTGTGCATACTATGGAAACAAATGATTATGATGCACAAGTACCTGGTGCCGACGGCAAACCAGTTATTCCAACTAAGATCGACATTCCAACCGGTGGTGCGTTAATTACTCCGGAATTCTTTGCACCAAGTAAGTACGGTAAACGTACTGCCGATGCTCTTAATACACTTGATCCAAGTGTGCGTCCAGTATTTGCTAAAGGTATCAAAGCATTTATAGACTTATATTTCAAAGAAGGATGGGATATGAGTGTGTCAGAAGGCCTACGTCCATTAGCACGTAGTCAGGCATTATATGATGCCTATAAAGCAGGAACAGGTCCTCAAGCAGCAAGTCCAGGCAACAGCTGGCATAACTTTGGTGCAGCGATTGATATACTTGTGTATAAAAACGGAGTATGGGATAGCGCAAATAAATTTGGTGCATACACAGGTATTGCGCAACAGGTGTTAAGAACTTATGGAGCTCACAATAACGCAGGAGCAAACGATTGCGGACACTTTGTTCCATTACAAATGACTAAGGGTGTTCCTAAGTCTGTTAAGAGTGGTGCAATAACAATTGCTCAAATTATGTCAGGTGAAAAAACAATCACCTAGGAGTGTAAACTATGGCTAACAAATTATATAATCAGAAAACAGTAGCAACTAATGTAGCATCCGTGGGTGATAAAGGAGGCTCTTTTAAGTATAAAGGATTTAGTTCTAAAGAGTATTCTAGAAATTACAAACTCTACGATATTGATTTAGTTAAGCAAGACCTAATGAATCATTTCTATATCCGCAAAGGCGAAAAGTTAGAAAACCCAGAATTTGGCACAATTATTTGGGATATACTTTTTGAACAGTTTACTGAAGATGTTAAAACGATGATTGCTAAAGACGTAGAAGACATCATCAACTACGACCCTCGTCTTGCGGTAAACCAGGTATTAATTGACAGTACAGATCAGGGCATTAGGATACAAGCAGATGTAACATACATTCCCTTTAACATCAATGAACGTATGACATTTGACTTTGACAAGAACAATTCTATCATTATCTGACCACATTTTAATGTTTGGTAAATATGATATAGGGACTATAAATGACAACGACTAGCAGACAAAATAACTTAATACTCAATGAAGATTGGACTAGGATCTATCAGACATTTAGAAATGCTGATTTCAAATCATACGATTTTGAAAATCTACGCCGAGTTATTATTACATATCTCCGTGAAAATTATCCAGAAGATTTCAATGATTATATTGAATCGTCTGAGTATATGGCCCTTATTGATGCTGTTGCATTTTTAGGTCAAAGTCTAAGTTTCCGTATTGATTTAGCATCAAGAGAAAATTTTATTGAATTAGCAGAACGTAAAGAAAGCGTCTTGCGTCTAGCACGTATGTTATCTTATAATGCTAAACGCAACATTGGTGCAAGTGGATTAATTAAATTTTCAAGCGTTACAACTACAGAAGACATTTTAGACAGCAACGGTAAAAATCTTGCTAATCAAATTGTTTCGTGGAATGACCCAACCAACACTAACTGGTTAGAACAATTCATTACAATTCTAAATGCTGCAATGGCAGACAATACAGAATTTGGTCGTAGTCAAGGATCTGGAACAATTCAAGGAATTCCTACAGAACAATACAGATTCAAAACAACAAGTACAGATGTACCAATTTATACATTTGCTAAAACAGTTGCCGCAAGGTCAATGACTTTTGAAATTGTTAGTACCGCATTTAATAACGAAAAAAGTGTTTACGAAGAACCTCCGGTTCCTGGAAATCAATTAGGATTCATTTATCGCAACGACGGAACAGGCCCTAGCAGTCAAAATACCGGATTCTACCTAATGTTCAAACAAGGCAGTTTAGAACTTGCAGATTTTAGTATTGATGTCCCAACAACAAATGAAAAAATTGCTGTCGATAGTGCTAATATTAATAACGACGACGTTTGGTTATTTGCGCTGAGCTCCGCAGGCGGCCAACTCAATCAATGGACACAAGTTGCAAATTTAATTGGCAATAATATTGCTTATAATAGTATTAGTCAAAACATTAGAAACATCTATGCAGTTAATACAAAAGAAGATGATCGAGTTGATTTAGTATTTGCCGACGGAGTATACGGTAACTTACCACAAGGTGCATTTAGAGTTTATTACAGAATTAGTAACGGCCTATCTTATACTATTGCTCCTTCAGAATTAAGAGGAATTAATATTTCTATTCCTTATGCTAATAAAAACGGCCAAGCACAAACATTAACTATTGGTCTAGCATTACAATATTCTGTGTCATCGAGTGCAGCATCTGAAGATATTAATGCTATCAGAACTAATGCACCTGCGGTATATTATACACAAAACAGAATGATTACTGGTGAAGATTATAACCTTGCACCGCTATCAAGCAGCCAAGATATCTTAAAAATTAAATCAATTAATAGAACATCTAGTGGCATTAGCCGTAACTTTGAAATACTAGATGCTAGCGGAAAATACAGTAGTATAAATGTATTTGCTGATGATGGGTTTATCTACAAAGAAGAAACAGAAACACAATTAAATTTCAAATTTGCTAATAGAATTGACATATTAAATTTCATTAAAAACAGTGTTGAACCGGTGTTTACCAATACTGATGTTTACAATTTTTATTTTACTAAATTTGATAAAATTTTGTTTACTGATATAAACAGTGTTTGGCAAAATGTAACATCTGATATTAATCTGTCTACAGGATATTTTAAGAACGTAGTTGACAATTCATTGTTAAAAGTTGGGGTATATTCAACCAGCAGCTTAAAATACCTTGCACCTAGTGCAATGATTAGATTTGACCCGCCAGCCGGATATGCCTTTAAGAAAGGTAAGTTGGTATTAATTGATACAGATGATTCTGAACAAACAGATCGACTTTGGACAAAGGTTATTAAGATAGTAGGTGACGGAACTAATGCGGGAAGAGGAATCTTAACAAGCGGGTTAGGCCCAGTCACATTTAATGATCCTGTGCCGTCCGGCGCAATTGCTAAACGTATAGTTCCTAAATTTATTAACGATTTGCCAACTTCATTAGAATCAGAAATTGTTACGCAGGTATTTAACGGCCTTAATTTTGGATTAAGATTTGATGTAGCAACATCAACATGGAAAATTATCACTGCTAGCAACTTAGATTTAATATCTGATTTTAATCTAGGTAAAGCAGGTGACTCTACAAGTAATAATCTAGACTCGTCTTGGATCTTAGCATTTGTTAAAGATATAGATCAATATGTTGTAAGAATTCGAGGATTAAATTATGTGTTCGGTAGCGTTGAACAAAATAGATTTTATTTTGATTCAAATGAAAAGCAATATAACGATAGCGTAGGATCAGTAGTTAAAGATAAAGTAAATGTATTAGGAATAAACAAATCAAGTACAGGATCAGCTGTACCTATTGGAACTGATTTCACTTTTGAAGTAGATGATACTATTAAATTTGATGACGGATATGAAAGCTCTATCGAAATTAAAGTTGCATTTGCCGACAGCGATGATGACGGAATTATTGATAACCCAGAAGCGTTTGAACAAATCGTTGGTGACGATACACAATTAAATTATTTGTTCTTTGAAGAAATCACAGACGAAGTTGGATCTCAAGTTTATCAATTATTAGATAATTCAAACAATTTAATATTAGTTGTTGAAAAAGAATCGTTGTTAGATATCAACAACTATGTAGACGGGCAATTAATATATTTTTATGATATTGCAGAAAATCAAGTAAAACAAGTTGATAAAACTACAAATACATTAGTATTAAAGAGTGCGTATAAAGGGGTTATTGGTAGAAGAAATCTTAAATTTCAATATGTGCATAATGCCAGTGTAGATCGTAGAATAGATCCAAGCGTGAGCAATATCATTGATACCTACTTGTTAACAAGATCGTATGACGAAGCTTTTAGAATTTATTTGGCCGGCGGTACAGCATCACAACCAGAATCACCAGATAGCGATAGCTTAAAAATTAGCTTTGGTTCTAAATTAGATTTGATTAAAGCAATTAGCGATGATATTGTTTATCATCCTGTAAAATATAAAGTATTGTTTGGGGCTAAAGCAGATACAAAATTACAAGCACAATTTAAGATAGTAAAAAATTCTACACAAACAATTAATGATAATGATTTGAAAGTTAGAATAGTTACAGCACTTAATGAATTTTTTAGTATTAACAATTGGGATTTTGGTGATAAATTTTATCTAAGTGAATTAATAACTTATGTATTAAATCAAGTATCCCCAGACATAAGCAACATAGTAATTGTTCCAAGACAGACAACACAATCATTTGGTAGTTTATTTGAAATACAAAGCACACCTGATGAAATATTTGTTAATGGTGCTACTGTAGATGATATTGAAATAGTTTCCGCAATAACCGCAGCTGAGGTTAGAGCTCCAATTAACAGCATTGTAACGACAACATAATATGGCAGATAAAAAATTCCCAAAAAGCGGATTACCTATTAGAAAAACCGTAGAGCTATTGCCTACGGTATTTAGATCTGATACTAACGACAAGTTTATGTCGGCAGTAGTTGATCCATTAGTACAACCAGGTACCTTAGAAAAATTAGTAGGATATGTTGGCCGTAGATACGGAAAGACGTACAACGGTGACGACGTCTATCTAGATACAGATGACACCCTAAGAAGTCGCTATCAGTTAGAACCAGGTGTTGTGATTAAAAGTGATAGTGGTGATGTAGAAAATTTTTACGATTTTATTGATTTCAAAAATCAATTAAAATTCTTTGGTAATACCGAAGAACGTGACAACTTAATAACTTCGCAAGACCACTACGGCTGGAACCCCCCAAAGCATTGCGACAAATACGTTAACTTTCTTGAGTGCTATTGGGTACCAGAAGGCCCACCGCCGGTAGATGTATACGGCCAACCTGGCAAAGTAGGTAGTCAATATAGTGTAGCTCTTGGGAATGAAAGCTCATTTATTCTAACTCCAGACGGGTATACAAATAATCCCACTCTGACTTTCTACAGAGGTCAAACTTACAAATTTAGAGTTAATTGCCCTAAAGAAGGGTTTTCAATTCGCACAAATTATGACACTGGATCGTTGCAGTTTAATCCTAATAGAGAATATAAAGCAGGCGAGAAAACAGTTTACGATAGCAAACTATGGAAAGCTAACAAATATATTCTGCCAGGCGACGGTAGCAGTATATTCAATGACACAGAAGATTGGGATTACATAGAAAATGTATCAGCAAGCACTTCGTTAGATTATAACATTGGCGTTACAAATAACGGTGTTGAAAATGGCTTTATGACATTTGAAGTTCCATATGATGCTCCTGATGTATTATTTTATCAAGGCAACATAACTCCTGATAGATTTGGTCGCATTATAATTGCAAACATTGAATCAAATACATTTGTTGATGTAGAAAAAGAAATCATTGGCAAGGAAACATACACCAGCGGTAACGGTGTTAAATTTACCACAGGGTTGATTGTTGAATTCAAAGGTAATGTTACTCCTGCAAAATATGCAACTGGACGTTGGGTAATTGAAAACGTTGGTGTTTTGATTAATGTAGTTAACTGGGATGATCTAGTAATTCCTAAACTAGCAAAAGCAGTACCAGAGGTAGTGTTTGACGATGGCGGATTTGATACTGGGCCGTACGATGATGCGGCAGCATATCCTTCTGATCAAGATTATATTGTAATCAGTCGCGATAGTATTGACCTTAATCCCTGGTCTAGATATAATCGTTGGTTTCATCGTGCAGTACTCGAATATGCTTATAATTTTAGAGGACAGGATTTTCCAGCACCAGAAAGTGCAAGAGCCAAACGACCAATTTTTGAATTCTTAGCAGGTATACAATTATTCAACCATGGGCGTATTGCAAAACAAACAGTTGACTACATTGACGACTATACAACCGATGTGTTTAGTAAAATTGAAGGTAGCTCAGGATATAGCATTGACGGCGAAGCGTTGTTTGAAGGTGCTAGAATTTTAGTAGTTGCAGACTCCGACAGTCTAGCAAATAATAAAATTTATGAAGTGCAATTTATCACTCATAATAATAGAACCCAACTACATCTAGCAGAACCAGCAGACAGTGATTCTGCAGAAGGCGAATGCGTATTAATACGTCGAGGCTTAAAAAATGCAGGGTTGATGTTCCACTACAACGGAACGGCTTGGGTTAAAAGTCAAGAAAAAACTAAAGTAAATCAAGCTCCGTTGTTTGACGTCTTTGATGCCGATGGTGTAAGTTTTTCTGATCCTACAAAATATCCAGAAAGCACATTTGTTGGTACTGAAATTGCAGGGTACAAAGTTGGAACAGGAGCAGTTGACTCTAAATTAGGATTCCCACTAACGTATCTCAATATTAATAATATTGGCGATATGTTATTCCATTTTAATTGGGATACTGATACTTTTAGATATAAAGAAGGCACAACAACGGTTACTAGACGGGTAGCTACAGGATTCTATTATTTAGATCCATCGGGCGGGTATGGCGGTTGGGGCAATGGATGGGTACCAACGTCTACAAAATATCTCATGCCGCTTATTGACAGTGTAGAAATTACTGAAGCAACAAGTAATGTTACATTCACTACAATCGATTGGACTAAGCTAGCAAGCGACGCCGAATATGAAATTAGATTTTATGTAAATGGAGTTATCTATCGAGGTCCGTATATTAGAGACAACGGTAAGTTTACATTTACAGGAAAAACATTTAAGGTTCACGACATAGTTTCTATGAAACTAGTTACAGATTTAGAACCCGATACAGGATACTATGAAATTCCGTTAGGCCTAGAAAAGAATCCGTTAAATTCTCCAGTGGCAGTATGGACATTAGGGCAGGCAGCTGATCACTTAAACTCTGGATTAGATTTTAACAAATTTTGGTCAGGAATAGTACCAGGACTAAATGACTTACGAGATATTCCGCTCGACGAGTTTGGCCAACCATGGAATACCTATAGTACTCGGTACCTACATCACTCTGGAATTGCTCCTGTTGCGATAAGTTTGTTATGCGATAAAACCAACAATGTGATTAAGGCAGTACAATATGCCAAAAAATCCTATACAAATTTTAAGAATAATTTCTTAAACAAAGCCACAACAATATCGTTCAATGATAATATTCCAGATTTCGTTGATGATATCATTACCGAATTATCTAAAACAAAAACTGTAGACAGCGCATTTGCAGATTCAGATATGATCGGTAGCGGTGCATATACCTCAATTAATTATGTAGTAGAGGATACAGGCATCAATACGTTTGCGTTGTCTGCAAAATTTTCGTTAAACGAATTAAGCCGCAGGGCAGTATATGTATATGTTAATGATAAACAATTACTCAATACAAAAGATTATGAATTTAATCCAACCTTTGGTTTTGTGACAATTAAAACTGTGTTGGCCGAAAATGATGTAATTGAAATTAGAGAGTACATATCAACAGCGACTAATTACATTCCTCATACTCCGTCATCTATTGGACTGTATAAGAAATATACGCCAATGCGATTTATCGATGACACGTATCTAGAACCAAAAGAAGTTATTCAAGGACACGACGGAAGTATTACTCTTACCTACGGTGACTATCGAGATGACCTATTATTAGAATTAGAATATCGTATCTACAATAATATCAAACAAGAATATAATGCAGAGCTATTTGACATTGATGCTGTAATTGGCGGGTATTATGGTAATGGGTTATATACAAAATCACAACTTGATAATATTGTAAATCAAGAATTCTTAAAATGGATTCAAAATACCAATATTAGTTATTCTGAAAATACTGCATTTGATTCTGAAAATAGTTTTACCTACACATACACTAATATGACCGATCCAACTGGTACACAAAATTTACCGGGATATTGGAGAGGTGTGTATAAATGGTTTTATGATACAGATAGACCTCATCGCTGCCCGTGGGAAATGTTAGGCTTTACAGAAATGCCAGAGTGGTGGGAAACACAATACGGTGCAGCACCGTATACAAGTAACAATTTAATTTTATGGGAAGACCTACGTGACGGTATAGTTCGTAAAGGGCCACGTGCAGGTACATACAGTAGATATAAACGCCCGTCGTTATTAAAGCATATTCCAGTTGACGGTGATGGCAAATTATTAAGTCCGCTTGATTCAAATCTAGCAGGCGATTTTTCTTTGATTAACAATCAAGGAACATTTATTTTAGGCGATATTGCCCCAGTAGAATATGCTTGGAGATCAAGCAGTGAATGGCCGTTTGCTGTTGTTACAGCTATGTGCTTAATGAAACCGTTTGATTTTATCAACGACAGTTTTGATAGGTCAAGAGTTAAACTAAACAAATTAGGCCAAACTGTACATACCGATACTGATTTATTCATTACACTAAACGATATTGTAATCCCAACTGCTGGTGGTAATATGGCTGCAGGATTGGTTAATTATCTTGTAGACTATGCAAAATCTATTGGAGTTTCAATAGATGATGTATCGAGAAAAATAAAAAATATTGATGTGCAATTGTCAACAAGACTAAGCGGCTTTGTAGACAAAGCCCAACAACGATATGTATTGGATAGTAAGAGTCCTAAGTCAGTAAGTAGCAGTGTTTATATTCCACCAGAAAATTATGATATTATTTTTAATGTTAGCACACCTATTGCTAATGTTTCTTATAGCGGAGTTATCTTAGAAAAAGTCGAAGGTGGATGGATAGCAACTGGGTATGACGACATACAACCGTATTTTAATTACTATACAGCATCACCTAATCAAAAGGATCCGTTGCTAACAGTAGGCGGAGTTTCAGAAACATTTATTAATTGGGAACAAAATAAATTATTCAGTAACGGACAAATTACTCGATATAATAACATGTTCTATCGAGCAATTAAAACACATAATTCGTCTACTACATTTGATGAAGCACAATGGAAAAAATTAGCTAAACTGCCAATGGTAGGCGCTGTAGAAGCTCTTAAGAGAAGAAATTTTAATCTTAGCGTTAGAAGACTAAGTTACGGTACTAAATTAATATCAGTTCAAGAAGTAGTAGATTTCTTATTGGGGTATGAACAATATCTAAAATCACAAGGATTTAAGTTTGATCGCTATGATGCTGAAAATCAAGTATCACAAGATTGGACTACAAGTTGTAAAGAGTTTATGTTCTGGACTAGACAGAATTGGGCAATTGGTTCTTTAATTACCCTAAGTCCAGCTGCACAAAAATTAGATATTACTATATCGATTGGGGTTGCTGATAGCATCCTAGATGGGTTTTACGATTATCAAGTTCTTAAAGGCGACGGAAAACCTTTAGCACCAAACCTTATTAATGTTAATAGAAGTTTTCAAAATATTACAGTTGAAACAGTTAATACTGAAGAAGGTATATATTATCTAAAATTATATTATGTGCTTAAAGAACACATAACAATATTTGATGACACCACGGTGTTTAACGATGTGTTATATGATAAGCCAACCGGGTATCGCCAAGAACGTATCAAGATGCAAGGGTTCCGTACAGTTGATTGGGACGGAGATTATACAAGCCCCGGCTTCTTGTTTGATAATGTAAACATTAAAGTTTGGCAACCATTTACAGATTATCGATTAGGCGACATTGTTTCGTATCGATCATATAATTGGACTAGTTTAACTAACCAACTAGGTTCTGAAGAGTTCAATGATACTAATTGGTCTAAGTTAGATTCAACTCCAGAAAAACAATTAATAGCAAACTTTGATTATAAAATTAGTCAGTTTGAAGATTTTTATGACGCAGCATCGAGCGGGGTAGGCGAAAGCCAACGAGCTCTTGCACGTCACGCAGTGGGATATCAAACACGACAATACTTGCAAAATCTTTCAGAAGATCCTGTAACACAGTTCCAACTATATCAAGGATTTATCCGCGAGAAAGGTACAGCAAATGCTATTACAAAAATATTCAATAAACTTAGCCGAACCAGTGATGCCAGCGTTGTACTTAACGAAGAATGGGCATTCCGTGTAGGTCGGTTGGGCGGAGTTGATCAGCTCAATGAAATTGAAATTAATATTGAAAAAGACAAATTCCAAGTCAATCCACAACCAATATTGTTAGTCAACGCATTGCCTAATAATGTCATAGATCAATATTATAGAATTGTACGTTCTGATTTTACAATCGAACCAAGACCATTCACCTTTGAAGTTAATCCATTATCAACAGATGCTGAACCTAGTAAAACAGCCGGATATGTAAAAACTGACCAAATAAATTTTGTTGTGCAAACAAAAGACGACATATTAAGCATTGATATTGCATCGGTAATTGAAAATGATCATATCTGGGTTACTTTTGATACGTATAAATGGTCAGTATGGAGATACAATCAATCGCCAACTTTAGTAATAACTAATGCTGTTAAATTAGGCACATCAGTTAGTATAACATTAAACAGACGACATGCCATTGCGGTTGATGACATTATTGGAATTAAAGATGTTGTAAATCTTGTAGGATTTTTCAAAGTTACAGCTATTGATTTATATTCATTAACTGTTGAAGTTGCCGAATCAGCGCAAGATCCTATTATAGATGGCAGTAGTATAGTAAACATGTATCTATTAACACCTGCAAGACTTGCGTCATACGATGATTTAGATTTCCAACAGGCTGCGACATTAAAAGATGGCTCTAAATTATGGATTGATAATAACAGCAATGATGCATGGGAAGTAATTGAAAAGAAAAAACAATTTTCTTCAAAACAAATTATAGATTATGGTACAACCACACCATTATATTCTGGTTCAAAAGTATTATATGTTGACAATATAAAACAAACTATTTCTAGCATTCCAGGTGCTGGATATGTTATGACGTATATTGAAACTACAGCAGGCCTTGCGTTAAAACAAATCATTGCTCCGCCAACAGAATTTCAAACTAATGTAGTTGGGTCATTTGGTAAAGCAATGGCTGTGAGTGATGATAACAGATGGTTAATTATTGGCTCGCCATCTGCTAGTGCAATCTCAAGTAACTATAAGGGAGTATTTAATCCTAGCGCCACATATCTAGTTGACGATATTGTAACATACGCTGGCAAATTATGGAAGGCAGCTAACGAAGTTATAGGCGACGGAAGTTCTCTTAATATTTCGTTACAAGACTGGACTCCAGCAACATTGATTCCAGCGGCCGGCACCGGTCGAGAAGTTGGCTACACTCATCAAGGAATGATATCTATTTACGAATGGGTCAACCAGCAATGGACTGTTAAACATTCGTTTGTTAGCCCGCGCCCTGAAAATGAAGAATTTTTTGGATCAGCAATTGCTATAGGTAAAACTGGCAATACATATTACATGGCAGTATCAGCGACTGAATCAGTTGATGGCCGTGGACGAGTATATCTTTACACTTATAACGGAACAGAGTGGGCACATTTAGAAAATCAAAATTATAAAGGAATATACGATCCAGTAGCAACAACATACCACGAAGGTGAAATTGTTTGGCATGATTCCAATCTATGGGTATGCTTAGACGAGGCAGTCCCAGGTGACGGTAGTACAATAACAATTGAAACAACAAGTTGGAGGAAAATTGATCCAATCTCAACCCAATCATCATTACCAACAAACATCGCTATAGATGACGACGGATCAACACTTGTAAATCTATTAGAAGCAAATGTTGGAATTATTTCTAGCACACAGTTGGCAGAACTAATTAAAATAGGTGATAAATTTGGTACTAGTATTGCCATGAACCGAGATGCTAGTATTTTAGCAGTTGGCGCACCGTATAGCGATGGACAATACTTTGCTAATTACAGAGGTGAATGGCGCCCTGACATAGAGTATTACGAAGATGATGTTGTTAGATATCAAACAAATTATTATAAACTATCGCAACGTGTTGGCGAAGGTGCTGACTCGACAACTAGAAGTTTTAATGAAGCACCAGATCTAGGAAGTCCGTGGAACAGTGTTGGTGATAGTACAGGTAATGCAACAGGTAAAGTCTTTATCTATCAACGATCACAATACGGAACCTATGACTTAAAACAAACAATTACTACAGGATCGATGCCCGACTTAAATGATATTGATTCCGGCGAATCACCAATCGCCAGCGGTGATCAATTTGGGTGGAGCCTCGATTTAGATTATACTGGCATAACTTTATTAGTCACTAGCCCTAAAGCAGATATAAACTATCAAAATCAAGGTAGTGCATACATATTCCGTACAGATAGCTTTGTCGGAGTTGAATATAGATTAAAACAAAAACTTGAAAGTTTTGAAATTTACCCTAACGAATTCTTCGGCCAATGCGGATCATTAAGTTATTCCGGCGATCGTATTGCTATTGGGGCAAATAATTCGCCGTATACGTTGTCAACTAGATTTGATTTATTATTAGGTACAACTTTTGATCAAGGCAAAACTAAATTTATTGATAAGAAAGGATTTGCCGGGGCAGTTTATGTATTTGAGAAAAAAGCAGATCATTATTTCTTAACTGAAAAATTAGAAGCCGACTTATCCCCGTTAGAGTCATTCGGATTTAGCGTTGACTGTACCCAATCGGCAATTGCAGTAGGATCCCCAGATTATATTGCTCCAGCTCCACACGGGTCTACACTAAGTTATGATGGTCCTAAAGTTGGTATGACTAGATTGTTTAGAAAAGATCCGTCAGTCAATTCTTGGAATACATTAGAAACACAAATGCCGGTAGTTGATATTTCAACTATCAAGAGTATTGCATTGTACGATACTATAAAAAATATCAAAATACAAGATATTGATTATGTAGATCATGCCAAGTTAAAATTATTAAATTTTGCAGAACAAGAGTTAACATTCAAAACAATATATGATCCTGCAATTTATTCAATTGGCACAGAAGAACAAGTTGTTGACCCATCATTAGCATGGGCCGAGCAACATGTTGGCGAGTTATGGTGGGACCTTTCCACGGCCAAATGGAATTATTATGAACAAGGAGATGCTGCTTATCGAACAGGTAGTTGGAACCAGTTAGCCGAAGGAGCCAGTGTTGATGTCTACGAATGGGTAGAAACATTGTTACTTCCTAATGAATGGGCGGCGTTAGCAGATACAAATGAAGGCATCTCTCAAGGAATTTCTGGACAACCGTTATATCCTAATAATAACATCTACACAATAAAAGAATTGCGTAATTCAACTACAGGGTTAGCTACAGATACATTATATTACTATTGGGTGAAAAATAAAGTATTAGTTCCTACTAATATGCCAAGCAGAAGAATAGCTGCATCGGCAGTTGCATCAGCGATTAATAATCCAGCAGGAACAGGAACTGCATTTATTGCATTAATTGATGCCGATAAATTCTTAACATACAATTTTGAATCAGTAATGGCATCGGATAGCGCAGTATTAAACATTCAATATCATAAGAATAAAAAACGATTAAACCCAATACATAACGAGTTTCAATTGTTGACCGAAGGGATTGCAGATAGCTTGCCAGCTCTGAGTTTAGAAACAAAATGGATCGATAGTCTAATTGGTAGCGATGCAGTTGGTAATGTTATTCCGGACCCTAAATTACCAGCTAAACAAAAATACGGAGTTAGTTTCCGCCCGCGTCAGAGCATGTTTATTGATCGTCGTGCAATATTAAAAATTGTAATTAATAAAATAAACGAATTTGCAATGACCGAACCGTTTACAGACTACATTCCTATAACCGATTTGAATTTAACTGATGAAGTACCGTCAGACAAATTAAATCTTTATGATCAAACAGTTACTAATTATAATGATTTAATTACTGTTGGTACTGCTCGTATAAGACAAGCAATATTACAAGTTAACATTGTAAACAATCAAGTCGATAACATTTCTATTATTGATAGCGGGTTTGGTTATAGAGTAATACCTCCAATAATTATTGAAGGTGACGGCAAAGGAGCCACAGCTGAACTTGCTATTGATAGCCAGGGTCGAGTAATTTCAGCTACCGTATTAACTAAAGGAAAAAAATATACTTCAGCATCTGCGACAATTAGACAGTTCTCTGTACTAGTAACATCGGACGAAACTACAAACGGGTTCTGGGGAATTTATGCATGGGACGATGTAAGAAAAACGTTCTTTAGAAGTAGAGCCCAGGCCTACGACACATATCTTTATGGGTACGCTGCAGATTGGTGGGCAACGGGATATAGTAAAACATCAAGAATTTCAAAAGAAGTAGCTTATTTTACATTACTTCCAAGTATTACAGTTAACATTGGAGAATTAGTTAGAGTTACCGAATATGGCAATGGTGACTTTGCGGTGTTTGAAAAGATTTCTGACGCAAATACATACTTCTTTGACAACTATAAATTAGTAGGCAGAGGTACAGGTACATTCCAATTAAGTGATGCGCTCTGGGACAATGGCCAATCTGGAATTGGCTTTGACAATGCATCAACATTTGATACTCGGTTATATGATATAGATAATAGCAAAGAATTACGTATTATATTAGATAGAGTTAAAAACTATCTGTTTGTAGGTGAAAATGCCATCGAATGGAATAGGCTATTCTTTACTTGTGTTAGATATGCATTTGCAGAACAACAATATATTGATTGGGCATTTAAGACCAGTTTCTTAAACGCTACACACAATGTTGGATCACTTGAGAAAAAATTAAATTATAAAAATGATAACTTATCAAGTTTCCAAGACTATATTGAAGAAGTTAAGCCGTATAGAACTACAGTACGGGAATATCTCAGCCGATACGATGCGATGGAACCGCTTGGACAGGCAACATCGGATTTTGATTTACCTCCAACCTATTCAACAGCTGAAGGTCAAATCATTCCAATTTCTATATCCAACGAAGAAATTCAATCGTACCCTTGGAAATGGTGGTTAGACAACCAAGGATTTGCAGTATCGGCAATTGAAGTTTCAGACGGTGGCACAGGATATACTACAGTTCCATCAGTCCTAATTGAAGGAAATGGAACCGGTGCAACAGCACGAGCATTTGTATCTAATGGCGTAATTTCTGGGATTGAAGTATTAACTCCTGGTAAAGGGTATACCGCAGCTCCAACAATTACTTTAATTGGCGGAAACAATGCTAGTGCAAATAAAGCAAAAGCAATTGCAATACTAGGTGCTTCTAATGCTAGAACATTCAATGTTGGTATCAAATTTGATCGACTAGCAAAACAAGGAATTTATACCAACCTAGCTCAAACACAAAAATTTACAGCAACAGGGTACACATCAGTATTTGACTTAAACTATGCGCCAACTAGGGATAAAAGCAAGATAACAATTCTTAAAGATAATCAAGTAGTATTGAATGACGAATATACAATAAGTTTATATATTTCTACAGTAGATACCTATAGTTTATTAAAAGGTAAAATTATTTTTGTAACGGTTCCTGAAGCAGGCAGTATTATTGATGTTGTATATGAAAAGAACGATCAGTTGCTTGATGCAATTAATCGTATTGAAAAATATTACGACCCGTCGACAGGAATGAAAGGTAAAGAACTTGGCCAGCTAATGACAGGAATTGACTTTGGTGGTGTGCAAATCCAAGGCACCACATTTGATGTTACAGGCGGATGGGATGCATTACCATGGTTTACAGATAATTGGGACAGTGTCGAAGCTTCTGCAGATTACTATCATGTATGTGATGGTAGCACCGGATATGTAACATTACCGTTTATACCGGCTGCTGGGCAACAGATTACTATCTATATTAAACGTGCAGGTGTAGGAACATCAAGAGAAATTGCAACTTTAGGACCAACAACAGCACCGGTGGTAGTATTAACCGAGTCAACATCAGAACCAATAACTATTAGAATTGATGATCCTAATTATACTGATTCATGGGATTCGTCAGTGGCAACAAATCCTAATGCAGAAATGCCAACATTCATTGGCAATGGTATTACCGCAGATGTGCAAATTGGCCGATACATTGAAACAAATAGCGGTGATATTTTAATATTCCGCCCGATTGACAGTGACGGATCTGTGACTATTACTGATAACAATTTATTAGATACTAAATTGAGCGGCGGCAGTTTAAGTGCAATGAGCGGAGCCTATGTTACAGCAACAGGTACTCTAGCAGAAGAAATTAGCATTGACGGTGATAAATTTATTACACCCGATCAAGTTCCTGCACCGGAAGAAAATGTACCAGGACAAGTATTAGATAGTTTAAGTATCAAAGTATTTAATAATACACTAAACGGTGCTGCGCCGCTACAAGCCAAAACTATCATTTCTAATGGTACTACTAAATTGTACGATATAGAGTTAGAAATACTCGAAGCTAAGTCGCTATTGGTGTATGTTGACAAAATTAAACAAGAATATGGTATTAATTACATTATTGATTTTGTTAATAATCAAGTTGAATTTACTAATGCCCCGTCCGCTAGTGCAATTATTGAATTAATTGCAATTGGTATTGGAGGTGTAGCGTTATTAGATTATCAAGAATTTATTGCAGATGGAACAACTAGCCTATTCTTAACGGCAGCAAATTATACTGACACCGCAGCAATTTTAGTAACTGTAAATGGTGAAGCTAAAGACGTTGGATTTACAGATAGTACAGGAATAGTTACCACTGAAAATAAAACATTGGTGCAATTTGGAACTAAACCTAATTACAGAGATACTGTTAAAATAATTTGTATAGGCTCATCTATAGATACTGACTCAACTGGAACATCAATTGTAAGAGTTAACAGACAGGCATTACAATTTGAAGGTAGCACTCGTAGTTTTGACCTTGATACATTTGTAAGTCTTAATAGAGCATCTCCAGTTGCAGCAATGGTGGTAGAATTAAATGGAGTTGCCCTTAAGGGTGTAGACACAATCTATAACATATATGACGGAATAACTAACGAGTTTGTATTAGGACTAGACCCAGAAGAGCCTGCTGGAGCGATTTTAACCAGTAATATTAATGTGTTTGTTAACAATGAAGTACAAACAGTAATTGAAGATTATATTTATAATGGTGCTACTAAGGTACTTACAATTGAATCTTCAATATTAACAAAAGGCGACACGATTAAAATTGAAAATAATTTTAGAGCCGAATATACTATTGTTGGTAATAATTTAGTAATTAGTTCTGACGTTACAATGGTGTACGATGACATTGTAAACGTAACCTGGTTCAGCGAATATCCGTCAATGAATATTTTAGCAGACGAATATAAAGGCGGAAAGGTAAATTACAACTTACCGCAAACACCATTGGCAGCTAGTTATGTGTGGGTATATAAAAATGGTGTACGGTTAACTAAAGACAAAGATTATTATGTTTCTTTACCACGCGGAGTTTTATATCTAACTGCAGATACTAATACATCTGATCTAATCAAAATAGTAACATTTGGATCGACGATTCATAAAATGCCAAGTGCCTTTGAAATACATAAAGATATGTTAAATGTATTCCAATTTAAGAGATATACAATCAACGAAATAGCATTAGCTGCCGATCTAAATTATTATGATCAAGAAATCAGTATAACTGATGCTAGTAATTTGTGCGAACCGATTGCTTCTAGAAATATCCCAGGTATAATTACTGTCAACGGTGAACGTATAGAATATAATCAAAAGGTTGGAAATGTGTTGTCTAAGCTACGTCGCGGAAGTTTTGGAACAGGAATTCCTACGGTACATGCTATTGGCAGTGCAGTAATTGACATCGGACCATCTGAAACAATACCGTATAACGAAACACAAGAAAGACAAGATTTTGTATCAGACGGTAGTAGTTTGTTAATAGGTCCGTTAGATTTTGTTCCGGCAAAAGCTAGTAGAAGAACATGGTATCAAAAAACAATACCAGTAGACCACGGACCGTGCGATCAAATTGAAGTATTTGCCGCAGGTAAACGCCTACGCAAAGACCCGATGGCTGTCTATAACGAAACATTGGGGGCTAGCAGTCCGTCGGCTGATGTACAAGTAGAAGCTGAATTTTCAGTTGATGGTGCAGCATCTTACATCCGTTTAACAACGCCAATTGCAGCCGGAACTAGGATTTCGATCATTAGAAGAACCGGTAAAGTTTGGTACGAACGAGGCGAAACAACAGCAAGCAATGGGGTAGCATTAACGGCATCAGCTACTCCAATAGCTATTTTCATAGCTAATCGTACTACTAAATTGCCCGAATAAATACAACTATGGAATCACAAGAGACTAATATGCCAGAAAATATAGACCAAAAAAACCAACAGGTAGAAAAACGCCCAGACGAAACGGGCGGCATTCATTTTGAAGGACACATAAAGATTTTTGATCCGCAAACCGGAGAAATCTTTATTAATAAACGAAATGCAATTCACTACGAAAACATGTCAGTAGCTATGGTAAATGCGTTGTCAAATCAAGGACAAGGAACAGTATATCAAATGGTATTTGGTACAGGTGGTACTGTAGTTGACCCAACAGGGTTAATTTCGTACTTAACTCCAAATACTGTTGGTGTAAACTCAAGTTTATATAATCAAACGTATGCAAAAATTGTTGATCAAAACTCGTCTAATAACTTAGATCCAGTTAGAAATAAAATGGAAATACGTCATATCAGCGGTGCTACTTATAGTGACATCATAATTAGTTGCTTGCTTGACTACGGCGAGCCGGTTGATCAAGAGGCGTTTGATAACTCTGTTGATTTAAGTGGTAATTTTGTATTTGATGAATTAGGATTAAAATCTTACAATCCTCTTGCTGAAGGGAAATTATTAACTCACGTTGTGTTTCACCCAGTACAAAAATCCTTAAACAGACTATTGCAGATTGATTATACAATCCGTGTGCAGAGCTTAACCGGTTTCACGGAGGTTTAATAGATGCCATATATTGTTAATTTTACAGATAGTGATAATAAAACTCCGTTAACGGTCTTTGATAACACATCTAGTACAGATACTAGCTTAACATTTCCTGGACGTAACGTTACAGGATACGGACAGATTATTGCTGAAAACTTTTTACATTTATTAGAAAACTTTTCGTCAGCAACCGAACCAGTAAACCCAACCGAAGGACAGTTGTGGTATGATAGTGGTAACGGCACACTAATGATCTGGGATAATACTAATTGGAAATCAGCCTCAAATATTCAAAAATCAACAACTGAACCTAGCACAGGAACTGAAAAGGCAGGTGAACTTTGGGTTGATACTACAAATCAACAATTGCGTATCTATTCAGGAACACGTTGGATTTTAGTTGGACCAAGCGAAAGTTCTATTGACGGGTTACGTTACGGCCCAGCAATTGAAAAAATTGCTGACTCTGACAACGTTGACAGATCAGTATTAACATTTTATATTGCAGATCTTCCGGTTGTAATATTCAGTAAAGACAGCTTTACACCAAAGGTTACTATATCAGGATTTCCGTTAATTAAATCAGGAATTAATATTAATGCTCCGGCAACATCAGCTGATATAGCAAAGTTTGTTGGCGGGTACCTTCCTAAGTTTTATGGAACATCGTTAGTAGCTAATGCATTATCAGTTGATGCAACATATATACCATCCGATCCAACTATAATTTCTGCAAGTAAATTTTTAAGATCAGATACAATCAACACAACAGAATACGGTGTTAACATTAGAAACAATTCTGGTCTTACTGTTGGTATTGACGGAACATTTAATATTTCAGCATCATCTACAGCAGCAAAAATTTATAATAGCGCAGCTGGAAGTAGCTTAGATTTACAGGTTAATAGAAACGGTATTGCCAGCACAATTGTACGTATTTTAGATAATAATGTTGGTATTAATAAATCTAGTCCAGCAGAAGCACTAGACGTTGACGGTAATATTTTATCTAACGGTAATTTAATAATCACTAACACTACTGAAAGCACTAATCTTACCAACGGTTCAATTAGAACTGCTGGTGGTGTAAGTATTACTAAAAATCTATTAGTTGGTACTGGCCTAGATGTTACTGGAACAACACAGGTTAATAATATCCAACCTAAATCAACAGATGCATACGATAGCGGAACTTCGTTGAGAAGATGGAAAACTGTAAGAGCTAAAACTATTATTGCAGATCAGATCGAAGGTGTTCTTAATGGTAATATCAATGGCAATGCTAATACTGCAACTAACTTAAAGAATGTAACAACATTCCGCTTAGCCGGCGATGTTGTATCTCCTGTAGTACAATTTGATGGGCAATTAGGCTCGTATAATAAAATTTTTACAACATCGTTAACTGCAAATATCATTGCAGGAAAAAATGAACCATTTCCAAAAGTATCAAAGGAAGAAGATCAATTATTAGTTTATAGACCGAGTTTAGCAGCTTCAACCGCGTTAACCGCAACAGTTGCTTCAGGTGGGTTTATTGTTGGAGAAACATATACAATTGATACAGTTGGTACTACTAATTTTATATTAATTGGAGCGGTAGCAAATACTGTTGGGGTTTCGTTTATTGCAACAGGCACAGGAGCTTCAGCTGGACCGCTTGTTTTAGGATTACCGACTCCTGGAACGGGTACAGCAGTTACAGTCGTGTCATCACAGGGTTTATTAAAACAAGGTAGAGATACGTTTATTGGTGACCTTGGAGTACCAATAGGTGCAATCATGCCATATTCTGGAAGTAACGCACCTTATGGATATTTGTTCTGCGATGGTGCAGAAGTTGAAAAAACAAAATATCCAGATTTATACGATATTGTAGGGTCAATATACAATGGAGCAACGGTACTAGCGGGTGTAGGAACATTTAGAGTTCCTGACTTACGTGGTCGTTTTCCGCTAGGACGAGATAACATGGATAACGGAAGCTCAGTTCCAAACTCCACAGGCGGATATGTTGACGGCGGTGGCGGAAATATTGATCGAGTTCCAGATACTAAAGCAGATATTCTTGGCGCCAGTGCCGGTCAAAGTTCAGTAGAATTAACACTAGACAATGTGCCAGATCACCAACACAATATGAAAGGTCCATCGAATCAACAATATTATGGAACCTACGTTACAACATCGAATCCAGATTCGGCAGCAGGCGGATTGTCACTCTCTGGAGGTACAGTTCCTGGGCAAGTAGCACATTTTCCAAAATCAGGATATGTTGATAGAACAGCAACTACAATTCTACCAGTAACAGTAATGAATCCATATCTAACAATTAATTATATTATTAGATCTGGCCCACCAGTATTTTAATTAGAGAAAAATAAATGGCATATCAAATTAACAAAACAGACGGAACAGTTGTAGCAACTGTAGCAGACGGCCAGATAGATACACTATCTACCGACATAACACTTATTGGTAAAAACTACAGTGGGTTTGGCGAAGCATTAAATGAAAACTTTATTAAAATGCTTGAAAACTTCGCTAACACAACTAGACCTACTCATCCTGTACGTGGTCAAATTTGGTTCGATGTGTCAGAATTAAAATTAAAAGTATATAGCGGTACACAATTTTTACCAGTAAGTTCAGCAACAATATCAAACACTCAACCTACTAGTTTAGGAGTTGGTGATTTATGGTTTAATGATGTTGATGCACAATTGTATTTCTTTGACGGCACAGTACCTATATTATTAGGACCTGCTTATTCAACAAGTCAAGGAGTTAGCGGTCTTAAAGTAGTCAGCATGTTTGATACATTAAATCAAACTCGTGTTGTTACATATCTATACACTAACGGTATTTTGTTAGGTATTTTCTCTAAAGATGATTTTACCCCAAAGACAGCAATTCCTGGATTTACAGGAAATATAATTCCTGGATTTAATGCAGGTAGCTTATCGGGATTAAAATTTAATGTAACTTGTACTAATTCAGAACAATTAGGCAATGCAATTGCTACCAAATACGTTAGAAAAGATTTGCCAAATACATTAGCAGAACCTTTATACATTACCGCTGACGCAGGACTTACACTCGGCGGATCTAATCAAGGAAACTTGTATGTAAATTCAAATAACGTATATCTTTCAAATGGCGCATCTGATAAAGATTTAGTTATTAACGTTAAACGTGGTGTTACACAGGAAGATGCTATTAAGATTGTGGCTGCAACACGATCAATTAATCTATACAACGGATTTAGTACTAGCCAAGTTAACGTTGGTGGTAGCTTAACCGTTGAAGGAAATTTAACCGTAAATGGAACAACAACAACGGTCAATTCTACAACATTAACAGTTGACGATAAAAATATAGAACTAGCATCAAATGCATCGCCAAGCGATATTACAGCAGATGGCGGCGGTATTACTCTTAAAGGCACAACTGATCATAAATTGTATTGGCTGACTTCGGGAGCAACAGCCCCTGAAGCAAGTGGTTCGTGGAATTCGACAGAGAATATTAATCTAGTTACAACTCCTTCTAATGCAAATCCAGAAATTAAAATTAACGGAGTTACTATATTAAGTTCATTATTATGTAATGTTCCGTCATTCCCTAACGTTAATCAACTTGGTACTCAGTTAAGTATAACAGTTGGACCATACCCAGGTGGTACTGCTGATCCACAGTTAAAATTAGAAAACAATAAGATTTCAACAGTTCGTTCTAATCTTGATATACAATTAGAACCAGATGGCTCGGGAAATGTAGCATTAATCGGGTCTCCAAAAATTACTGGGCTTGCAGATCCAACAGCTCAGCAAGATGCTGCTACAAAAGAATATGTTGATGATGTTCTTGAAAGACGAAAAATTATTCTTAGTATGGATTTATCAGACGGTCGTCCAAACACATATATTATCAACAACGTATTAAATGTAATGGCACCTCCTGGTGCAGATTATCGAGACGGTTTATATGCAGATATTTTATGTACCGTTATAAGTACATCATCAACGCTGTTAGATATTAACCCGCTAATTGCAGCAGGAACATCAACATCACCATTCCTTACAGATGTATTAGGCAGCACAGCACAAGCAGTTACAAACATATCAGTGGGACCAGCCACAGTATCAGCATCAAGTATTTCAACTATCAGATTTATTAAAACATTTAAGATAGAAGTAGGTGTGTGGACACACCAATCAGACGGACCAACATTCTAAGGTTTAGGGGCGAATAAATGGCGTATACAATTAACAAATTTAGCGGACCAGAACTAGTAGTTTTAGAAGATGGTACCATTGACACTTCTACTAGCCTTGGGTTAGTTGGACGAAACTATGTAGGATACGGAGAAACACAGAATGAAAATTTTGTGTTCTTGTTAGAAAACTTTTCTAATACATTTCCTCCAGCGAGACCATTAAAAGGACAGACATGGTTTGACAGTCAAAATAATTTATTAAATGTATACGATGGTACTAAATGGGCTATCGTTGGCGCAGCAGTATTATCCCTTACACCGCCACCAACTCCGTCAGTGGGCGAATTATGGTTACGAACTACAGATAACACACTACATACATGGACCCCAGCAGGATGGGCATTTATCGGGCCAGAAGCAGTTGCAGGGTTTGGACCAACTAGAGCAAGAAGCACTTCATTAGTCGGTACTCTAGGAGGAACTCACCCAGTAATAATGTTAACTGTTGACGGGATAGTTATTGGAATTTGTTCGTCAGTAGCATTTACAATTGCAGCATCAAATTCAGTTGAAGGATTTTTAGATTTAGAATCAGGTATTACTCTTTCAAGCCTACGAAAATTCAAAGGCAGTTTAGTAGGAAATTCAACCACAGCAACCTTTTTAGAAAATCCAAGAACTATTAATGGTATATCATTTAATGGTGGCTCAAATATTACAATTAAATCTAGCACTACTAACAAATTAGTAAAAGGAGATTATATTGTAGGATCAGATTTTGATGGATCCTCAGCAATAACTTGGAGTGTCGATGCTAGCTCTTCAAATTCAATAGGTAAAGTAGTGGCAAGAAACAGTGCTGGCGGATTTGCCGCAGGAACCATTACAGCAGATTTAGTTGGTAACGTTCGAGGTAATGTTACTACTAGTACAGGAACAAGTCAATTTAATATTGTTGAAGCTACTGAATTTAGAGGACCAACATTAAGCGGTAATGCATTTACCGCAACAAAACTTATTTCAGCTAGAACAATTAATGGAGTAGCATTTGATGGTACTGCTAATGTTACTGTTCCTGCTAGCGCACAGACATTAACCGGCACATATATTAATCCAACAGTAGTTGAATCAAATTTAACTTCAGTAGGCACATTAACTAGTCTTGCTGTAGCAGACCTCGGTGCTACTATTGGTGGTCAATTTAAGATATTTGTCGATGCTGGAGTTCCTACAATAAGAGCTACAGCTACTAATAAAAAAATTAATTTTGATATAGCAGATACAAGCCAGCCCGGGGCTGTTACAGATTTAAGTTTTATTCCGGCCTCTGAGTCAGTGGCATTGGGCGGATTAAGTGCTCCGGCACTAATACCAGATACAGAAGGTGCAACAAATCTTGGTCACCCATCAGCAACGTGGAACAAAATCTATGCCAGTAACTTAATAGGTAATGCTGACACAGCAACATTAGCAACTCGTGCAACAAATATTGTAGGTGGCGGGCCAGGTGCAATTCCATATCAAACAGCAGCAAGTATAACATCATTACTAGCTGTTGGAGCACCAGGACAAATATTAAAAGCGGCTGCTGGTGGCACACTTGCATGGACTAATCCGACATTTGAAGGACTAACTCCTGGTACACATCTTGCATTAAAAAATACATTAACTAGTGCGCCTATCTTAACCTATGACGGATCTAGTTCAGTTCCTGTTACAATTTATGTTGACGCGGTTTCAACAAATACAGCAAACAAGGTAGTAGTACGTGATGTCAGTGGCAATTTTGCAGCAGGAACCATCACAGCCAATTTAACAGGTACAGCCTCTACAGCTACTAATGCTACCAATGTTGGAGTAACTGTGGATGATACAACAACCACAGGTTATGTAACATTCGTTACTGCATCTACTGGTTCGCTTCCTGCCAAGGTAGATACTAATTTAACATACAATGCCGCAACTAATGTATTGAATACTACTGCGGTAAACGCACAATTCTCTACAACACGAACTGCATTTGATAACAGCACACGAATAGCTACCACGGCATACGTAGATAACATGTTATCTAAGATTCCAAACAAATTAATTATCAGTGATCCGCAACCTAATCTAACATCACCGAGTGCGCAATATGCAGATCTAATCAATGCATACTTGCCAGCTAACTCAGTTACAGTAGGTGCAACATTTGACTTTATCATTAATGTAGTATATGCAGCCACAACTGCATCAGCAAGCGGTGGCAGATGGATTAATGCGTACCAATGGGGAACACTATCAGTGAGTGCAACCACTACGTTGTACGATAACTCAACAGGGTATAAATTAATTTATTCTTCAAATGGCAGTACTTGGAACTATACAGGATCTTGGAGTTATGTATGATAGAAGTATCTTATGTGGAAGATTACTGTAAGAATGTTGATGCTATTATTGAATTAGCAGATCAAAATCAAGACAAATTTCATGTAAGAAAACCGGGAGAAAAATATAATTTTTCTACAAACTACGGCGATAGTCAAATGCGAAGTATGTTTCAATGGAACATGCCTAAAGAATTAACAGATCTTGTTTATGAGTCACTTCCTGCAGAAGATCGTAGCTGCGACGGATGTGTTATTAATAGATACGAGCCAGGCGATTATCTATTAAGACATAAAGATAGTGCTGGTGGATATTGGAAATTTAAGTTGATTTTTTTAAGATCGGATCGCCCACATTTTGCATGGTATGACGAAGCAGGTGAACAACATTTAGTAGAAGAAAAACCAGGCATGTTGCTTAAAATGCCAATAAATTTAGAACACGAAGTAACAACAATTGAACAGGATGAAAACCCAAAGTATAGTCTTGTATTAACTTGGGGGAAAATATTATGACACAAAAAATTGTAATTTTCAGTAACGATGGTGCAAACCCAATATCTGTGGTAGAATATAATGCTGCATTTGCAGCTAATCTAACAGCAACTTCGATAAAACATAAAGTTTTAGAAATTGGTGCTGAAGAATATTATTGGGGCGATTATGCTACCGGGCAAGTTGTTGACAAACACGAGTTACCGTTAATTGACGAAATTGCTATTGATACAGTAGTTAATAAAGAAATTTTAGTCAACTATCCTGTGCATACGCAATTAAACATCATTGCTGAATGCATAGAGAAAGCAGGGATTCCGTTGACACCCGAATTCATAGAAATGCGTGATTTTATCAAACAAAAAGTAACAAATCATGCTGCTGCTAAACAGGTTTATAAAGACAATCCGGACATTTATGCGTTTTGGCCTAAACCCGATGTCAATTATTAATCGCAGCAATACTAATAAATATAATATCATTAGGGGCTAACAAGCATGGCATATCAAGTAGATAGATTTAACGGGACATTTTTAACATCTGTAGAAGACGGTACTATTGACAGTACTACGGATCTTCGATTTGTAGGTAAAAACTACGCTGGCTACGGTGAGGTACAGAATGAAAATTTCCTTCACTTACTAGAAAATTTTGCAAATACCAGTGCACCACCAAAAACTATTAAAGGTCAAATTTGGTATGATAGTGCAACCAGCAGATTAAAATTTTATGACGGTACTAGATTCAAAGTAGCCGGTGGTGCAGAAGTTAGCATAACAGCCCCAAGCGGTTTACAAGTTGGTGAATTTTGGTGGGATAGTTCTGCCAAGCAACTATACACATATACTGGAACAGACTTTGTACTAGTAGGACCAGAGGCTAGCCCCGATTTAGGTACAAGTTCAGTTATTGCACAGGTGGTAAAAGACGATGTAAACAACAGTCATACAATTCTTAAACTATTATCTTCGGGTAAGTGTGTAGGAATAGTTAACGGTGATGATTCGTTCATCTTAAACAGTACAATTAACCCAATTACTGGATTTACTAGCATTAAAAAAGGATTTACATTAACTGAAACTAACACCAGTGGTGTGAGTCAAAATGATTATGTATACTGGGGAACATCATCTAATGCATTGCGATTAGGCGGAGTACTTGCAGCAGACTACTTACAAAAAGGTAGTGTAATATTTGACAGCGAAATTAGTTTCAAAGATCCAGGATTCCAATTAGGTGACGGTAACGATTTAAGAATTCGTGTTGAAAACAGTGACGAAGTTATTGTTGAAAACAGATTAGGTAATGAAATTACATTTAGAATAACAGTTACTGAAGCTACAGACGAACGTGACGTTGCGGTGATGAATAGAACTGGAATAGTGCCAGGTATAACTAATGCTTACAATCTAGGAGCTGCCGATAACAAATGGGCAAATGTATATGCTACTGGGTTTAATGGTAATTTAATAGCCGCCGATAATACGACAGCATACACCGCAGCAACAAAAGTATTTACAGGGTCGTTAACAGGAAATGTTGTAGCGACTGACAGTACAATTTTAGTCAATGCAACAACTAAAACATTCTTAGGTACATTAGGAACAGTATCAACACCAGCACTAGTGATAGGTAACGTTCAAGGTAACGTTACAGGAACTGCAGGAACTGCTACCTTGCTCGGAACATATCCACCGTCAATTGCAATCCCAACCGATCCAAATAAAACATCTGTTGCAGTTAGAAATTCTTCAGGAAACATTTCTGCTGTTGAATTTAATGGTATTGCTGATCAAGCAAAACAATTATTAGTAGATGGTACATATAGATCAGCAGCATTGACAGCAACTATTAATACAGTAGCGGCAAGAGATGCAAGCGGCGATATCTATGCGTCATTATTTCAAGGAACAGCTACCGCAGCTCGCTATGCAGACTTAGCTGAAAAATATCTAGCTGATGCAGAATACGAAGTTGGCACAGTAGTAGTAGTTGGCGGTAACGCAGAAGTTACTGCATCAAGTTACGGTGAGTTAGCCATAGGGGTTGTAAGTGCAAACCCAGCGTTTATGATGAACAAAGATTTAGAAGGCGGGACATATATAGCTCTTAAAGGACGAGTTCCTGTTAAGGTAGCCGGCGAAGTTAAAAAAGGCGATCGACTTGTAGCAGGCAACGACGGAGTTGCTCAAGTAGCCGCTGATAGATTAGATGTATTTGCTGTAGCGTTAGAATCTAATGACGATGCAGGGGTTAAATTAGTCGAAGCAGTGGTGCTGTAATATGCCTAAGTTTGACTCGCTACCAGTACCAGATAGTCAGAAACGAATAGTTCCTTTAGACTATACGGAAATCCGTAATAAAATTGTATCGATATTGGGATCAGGATCAGGGCAGCGTGGATACGGGCAAACAGTTGCTAGTTCTGCTGTATTTTCTGGAAATAATATCACAAAATTACAGTGGGATTTATTACGTTACGATATTATAAATGCTAAAGTGCATCAAGACGGAGTCTTGCCGTCAATAATTGAAGCAGGTGGATACATTGGGTATGGTCCCGGATTTCCTAATATTAATTACGACACTATTTCAGAACAGGCAATTACAGATAAATTTAGTATCGGTGACGGGCAATCAGTTCTGTCATCAGCAATTAGTCAAGAAAGAACTGGATCTTGGAGTACTCAAAGTCAATGCACACTTACAGTAACATTTGCAAATGCTGATGAAGCTAGATACTTTTTTAACAGTGGTGGAAAATTAAGATTTACAAGTACACTGTCGGGCGGTACAACAACATCACAATATAATGCATGGTATAACTTATTAAACACTACAATTGGTACGATTAATTTTGGTGCAATTACTCCTGTAATTGTTAATTTTTATACTCTTACAACAGCATATCAAACAGTATATCAAACAACAGCCAGTTCACCGTATTCTGCAAATTACTATGCCATAGAAGCACTATGTAATTGTACAGATCCAACCAATGTTAACGGAACAGCTAGTACAATTACATTTAGAGTAACATGGCGCGATGATTATACTGACATTGATGTACTATCGCCGCCATACGATACAGTTAACGGTACCTTAAAAATCCAAATTGACGAAGTTAAAGCATCTGGATCTATGTTACCTAGCGGATCTTTTAGCATAACTAGCCCAGGGTATTCAATATCATCGATCACGGCCTCCTAAAGATGTTAAATATCCTATAAAGGAACTGTGTGAATAATGACCGTAAATAAAAAAATACAAACAGCAGATTATAATGATATTCGAACTAAAGTAATTACTATTTTAGGTCCAGGATCTGCAGACTCTGGATACGGCCAAACTATATTAAGCACCGCAGTAACCGACAGTAACAACATTACAATTAACGAATGGGGTAAACTATATTACGATATTGTAAATTGTTATGTTCATCAAACAGGTGCTGTGCCAGCAGGTGCAACTTCTGCTACATTAAACAACATTATTAAATCGGATATTGACACTACAATAATTACTGCTGCAAGATCTGGAACAAGTCTTATCGTGTACGGAGTAACCTCAGGAATGGTTACAGTCGGCCAAACAATTTCTGGAACAGGAATTGTGGGAACTCCAACAATAACAGCGGCGGCTGCACAAACACCAATTACAATTTCAAGTTTTGTTAGCAAAACAGGCACCGGTCCGTATTATGTAGCATATACAATTCCAGCAGAACCATTAGCATTAGAAACAGGATTAACATACACTGTTGCCGGTAATAGTAATGCAACATTTAACGGCACATTTGCAGCAACGGCCAGTACAACAACCTCACTAACATTAAAGTATGACACCGATCCGGAAAGAACAGTAATATCTACGGTTGCTACTAATATTACAGTTTCGCCTGAGCCGCTATATACCGCAACCGGTACATTATCATCGTTGGGGCCAAACAGAGTGTTTGTAGGTAAAAGCATATTCTACATGTCTGTAACTAATTTTAATAATGCAAATTACAGCGGTATGTTTGCGGTAGGCAACGGCATATCAGGAACAGGCATACCAGCTAATACTACTATTACATCAATAGCAACAGCAACTACATCAATTGGTGACGATTATTATGCTATTAATATAAGTAATCCTTTTTCCTCTACCTCAACCACTGGATCATTTAGTGTTGGATCTGCAGGTACTCGATTAAAAGTTACTAGTACAGTAGGAGTTCTTCCGGGAATGAGCATTGCAGGTGCAGGGTTTACTTCACAGACTGTTAGTAGTGTAATAAATGATACAATGATATTATTAAGTGCTGCTCCCGGGTCAACACCAATTAGTACAGTAATATTCAAGCTAGCATACGGAACAGGAACAACGACAGTAACGGCATCGATGGCAACAAATCCGTGGGGCAGAAGCACATGGACTACCAGCACATCACAAACATTAGCCAGTAGATCGTTAACATTAGCAAGTGCAACAGAATACCCATATTCACAATATGATGCATTTGCCAACACATTAACCACTAATAAATTTAGTGTTGCAGTTAGTCAAGCAAGTACTACCGCCAAAGGATCTAAATCACATACATGGCCGTCTGCAACGTTAGGTACATTTTGGAATGGTACAGTATCATCAATAGTGCAGGTAAGTTTTTCATCAGCAGCTCAAGCTAGATATTTCTTTAATAGCGGCGGCGAAATTAGATTTGCATCATCAAGAACAGGTGGCGCAACAAGTCCAACTCCGGGCCACCAACAAAATACAGCATGGACTAATTTATTAAGCCCAACTACAGTAACACCAAAAGCGTTTGGTGGCAATAAACCAAGCACGGGAACAGCCCCTGCCAACGGCAACAATTTTTATAGATTAACCAGCACCTATCAAATTTGGTCAACTTCGACGGCATCTAGCCCATATACATCTAACGTATTTAGAATATCGGCTAGAACTCCTAGCGTACCTATAAACATTTTAGGTACTGCAACTGTGATTGAATTCTTAGTAGAATGGATTGACGGATATGTTGATCCAGGACCAGCAGTTCCAGAAAACCCATCGCCTGGCGACCAAGTTGATGGTACGCTGACTTTGGCAGTTAATACCTATGAAGCTACTGGAGTTCTTCAACCGTCCGGGACAGGAACATTTACAGTTGAGTCACCGGCAGTAACAATCAGCGACTTGACAACTGCAGGTGTGCCAGTATACTTAATAACACCGTCTGTAACATCAGTTAACGAAGGCGGCACGGTGAGTTTCTATATCAGCGGGTATTTTATTCCAGACGGGACATATACATATGAAATTGTTGGAACTAATGTTACTGGAGCAGACTTTACTGACGGAACATTAACCAATTCAGGAATTGTCACTAGCAGTGCTGGATCGTTTAGTAAAACTTTAGTTAACGATGTAGCAACAGAAGATTTAGAATCATTTGTAGTAAGATTGAAATCAGGAACTACAGTATTGGCAACTAGTCAATCAATTGCTATCCAAGATACTTCAGCATTACGATTAATAACTGCTAGCACCAGCGTGTCCTTTATAACAGGATCAGTATCAAACGTGTCTGGAGCAGGTTGGCAAACAATTAGTAGTATTACTTGTACACGCCGCGGTACAGCTAGATTTTCAGTATCAATTACAGCAACTAGTAATCGAATTATCAACTATCGCTTGGTAATTGGCACTGACATTTATACATTTGCAGATGGTGGTGTAAGAACCGCTACTACTCGAAGTGTTTCTGGTGTGCAAGGACCATATATTATGGCAATTGGTACCGTAATACGTCTAGACGTAGAAATGTATACTGACGCCGGAACATCAGCAATGTCTAGTGGTTCGTTTGCATTATTAGCTACAGAAGTATAATCACATACATATCTCCTAATAAACTAGCATTATAAATAAAGTGCTATGTTAATTAGGAGAATCCATGGAACCACAACTCAAAAAAGCTCTTGAGTTTTCAAATTATCGTCAAACCTTTTCGATCCAAAGAAAAACCCTTAAAGAAAAAACTGATGCCAAATTAACATATGGCATTAATGGCGGTATCTTTAAGATTGATCGATCATTAATTGCGTTTGTTCAACTGTTAATTGACCAAGACCGCAAGGTAGGAGTACCGTTAATTGACGCCAATGAAAATCCAATTCTAATTGACGATCTTGAAAAATTTCGCGATGAAATTTTAGACAGATATTTTACTTCTACTTTAGAATACTACGAACAATATCAAGAACTTAAAAAAAGTAGATCTGTAGAGAAATTATTAAGCCTATGACCCGCGGCGCAATAATTTTTGCACACAATAGCAGAGATATTGATTACGCTTTATTGGCAGTAATTTCTGGCGGGCTTGCTAAAAAACATCTAAATATTCCTGTTTCATTAATCACAGATGCATCAACAATTGAATGGATGCAAACTTCCAAAACTTATGAACGTGCAGTTGAAGTCTTTGATAAAATTATTACAGTAGAAAAACCCAAAACTACCAATAGCAGAAGATTGCATGATGGTGGGGTTAACAAAATAATTCCTTTTGTAAACACAAATAGAAATAGTGTTTGGGAATTAACTCCATATGATCGTACGTTGTTATTAGACAGTGATTATTTAATTTTTTCTAATAAGTTAGATGAATATTGGAATTTAGATGAAGATATTTTAATTGCTAATTCAGCAAATGATATCTACGATCAAAAAAGATTAGGGTATCACGACAAGTATGTTTCCGATACTGGCGTACATCTGTTTTGGGCAACTACCGTGATGTTTACTAAAAACGATCGAAGTAGGTCATTATTTGATATGATTGAATATGTTAAAAACAATTATGAATACTATGCAGATATTTTTAGATTTGATAGTAGGCAATATCGAAATGACATAGCTTTTAGTGTGGCCAAACATATTTTAGATGGATTTGAAACTTCAACAGCTATGAGCTTGCCACCATTACTAACAACTATGGATAAAGACATATTACATAGTGTAGATAGTCAAGGCAAATTAACATTTTTAATCGCATATAATATGGATTCCAATTATTCTGCCGCTGCAATAACAGGAATGGACTTGCATATTATGAATAAACAAAGTATAATAAGGAATGCAGAGGCTCTATTATCATTAATATGAAATTTGGATATTTAATAATTATTTCTGAAAACGCAGAACATGACTATCTTCAGATGGCCTATGCACTAGCATTGAGTATTAAAAATACTCAAAAACCAGGATACGATCAAGTAGCATTGGTTACTAACAATTCTAAAGCAGTATCAGAATTAAAATCTGCTTGGGTGTTTGATGAAGTAATTGAGTGGGATCAAGAAACATTTTGGGATGGCCGCAGTTGGATGGATCAACTAACACCATTTGAAAATACAGTATGCCTTGATGCTGATATGCTGTTTCTAAAAGATTACAGTCATTGGATTGATTACTTTATTGAAAATGCAGAATTATACATATCTAATAAAGCATATACCTATAGAAATGAATTGGTAATCAGTGACGACTATCGTAGAACTTTTACAAAAAATAAATTACCTAACTTGTATAGTTTTTATACATTCTTTAAGAAAGACTCAGAGCTGGTAACAGAATTTTTTACATTAGGCCGAGCTATTATAAAAAATCCTACAGAATTTAGTAATTTGTTTTTATCAGAATTCAAACCTAAAATTGTAGGGACCGATGAAGCATTTGCTTTGGCAGCAAAGATACTAGACATACAAGATATAATTGCATATCCTCTGGAATTTCCTAGAGTAGTTCACATGAAACCACTAGTACAGAATTGGCCGTGGCCGTCAGACAAGTGGAGTAACCATGTAGGCTTTTATTTTAATCGGCAAGGTCATTTGAAAATTGGCAATTACCAGCAGTATGATATTGTGCATTATGTTGAGAAAGATAAAATTACCGCAGAAACAATTAATATCTTAGAGGAAATTGCATGGAAGAAATAATTGATTTTGAAGAATTTCTGCGAAACATTAAACTTCCTGAAGTTTCATATGTTGCGGTATTTGATCCAGAAACAGGTGAAGTAAAAAGTGTAGGGCCTTCACACGCATTTGAAAACAAGCCATATAAAATCCCTTTAGATAAAGAAACGGCTGAATTAATAATTGAAGGCAAGATTAGAATTAATTCCTGCTTTGTTGACATTACAGGTAACACTTTAGAAATTGCAGAGATAAAATCAGTTTTTAAGATTGACGATGTGTTGCATCGTGTAGTTGAAACTAAGTGGGCGGAATTTGACAAAGCCGATATCTACATTACTTACGATAAATCGCAAAACACATTGACTGTTGAACTTACAGAAGAGTTTCACGGAACAAAAAAATTAGCAGAAAAATTTCAACCGGTCAATAAGCGAAAAGTTATTTGGAGTGGCGATACAACAATGAAGTTATTGATTACAGATTATAATGATCCAAATGTTTTGTACACAATGATTACTCTTACAGTAGCTGATTTAGTAGAACAGAAAAAAATATTTGAGAATATTGAATTACCAGAAAGGTTTAGTATATACACTAGACGAATTTTTAAGAATTATGTATTGGGTGATCTATGAAAGTTATAGAATTTGACATTGTTTTTATTTCTTATGATGAGCCTAATGCTGATCTTCACTATGCTGACCTGTGTAATAAAGTGCCTTGGGCTAAACGTGTACACGGAGTCAAAGGTAGCGACGCTGCCCATAAGGCTGCTGCTAATCTAAGCGAAACTGATTGGTTTATTACAGTTGATGCTGACAATATAGTTGACAGTGAATTCTTTAATTTAGAATTAGATATGGCAGATCCTAAAATACAAGTGTATGGATGGTGCGGCCGCAATAGTATTAATGGACTACGTTACGGCAACGGTGGATTAAAAATCTGGAAGAAGGACTTTGTCCTTAACATGAAAACACACGAAGCCAGCGAAAGCGATCGTGCGCAGGTTGATTTTTGTTGGGAAGAAGGATATCGTAATTTCCCTAGGGTCTATAGTGAAAGCATTATTACAGGCAGTCCTTTCCAAGCATGGAGGGCAGGATTCCGTGAAGGTGTAAAGATGACCTTACTTGATGGCGAGAAAGTGCCCGCACAAGAAATTAAAGAAAAAATTTGGTGGCATAATATCCATAGATTACGTATGTGGTCAACGGTTGGCGCACACGAAGAGAATGGATTATATGCAGTATACGGTGCTAGATTAGGTACATGGTTAGCAAATTGTACACAGTGGAATTATATAGAAGTTAGGGACTTTGAAATCCTTAAGGGTATATGGAACCAATACGGTCGACCTTTTGAAGAAGTATACGGAACTGGGCTGAAAGAAGAAATTGAATCATTAGGAGAAAAGATAAAAATAAACCTAGGATTAGATTGGCCTACACTTGATGCACAACAAAGCAAATACATGTTAGAGTTGTATGAAGAAACAATCAACTTAGGTCTTACATATTATAGAATGCCAAATGATATATGATTTGTTTTATGTTAGTAAGGACAGTATTGCTGATGAAGATTGGAATATTTTCAAGCAGCGATTCCCTACGGCACAGAAAATAGAAAATGCTGTATCGTTTGAAGATATAAAAAAACGTGCATTTACAAAATTGTTTTGGGTAGTTTGGGATGATTTAGTTGTGCATGATGATTTTATATTTGATTATCGTGTACCTAAATGGGACGAACAGTATATTCATGTTTTCAGAAATGGAAGTCACTATAACGGTGTTTGTTTATTTCCTAAGTCTGCCAGCGTTTCTAAAAGAGAATACGATTTTAGATTTTTTAATGTTAAAAAAGAAATTGATATTGTAGCCAGTGACAGTAAAAATACAAATTTTGACATTGTTTTTATTTCTTATAATGAGCCCAATGCAGATACTAATTTTCAAACCTTACTATCTAAAGTAACTTCAAATAAAATACATCGAGTCAACGGTGTTAAAGGAATACATCAAGCACATATTGCCGCAGCTAATTTAGCTACTACAGATATGTTCTGGGTAGTAGATGGTGATGCTATAATTGTTGACAATTTTAATTTTAATTTTAATGACCCAGAAAAATTTACAGTACACGTATGGCGTAGTCGCAATCCTATAAACAATTTAGAATACGGATATGGCGGAGTTAAATTGTTACCTCGCAAGCTAACATTGACTATGGATGTTAACTCGGCAGACATGACTACAAGTATTTCTACAAAGTTTAAGGCAGTTGATACAGTTTCAAACATTACCGCATTTAATACTGATCCTTTTAATACTTGGAAATCTGCGTTTCGTGAGTGTGTTAAATTATCTAGTAAAGTTATTAACGGCCAAATTAACGAAGAAACACAAGCAAGGTTATACTTTTGGTGTAAATTAAATCCGGCTGTAGAGTTTGGATCAGAAGCATATCGTGGTGCAATAGCAGGACAAAAATACGGGGAAGAAAACAAAAATAATATTGAAGCCTTAAAAAAGATTAACGACTTTGATTGGTTAATGGAGAAATATAATGACCATTAACAACAATATCAAAGGAAACGAGTTAGTAAAAATTAACGGACGATACCAATCTAAATATTTTCAAGACGCTGGTGCAGTGTTTGAAAAATTAAATGAAGTAAGTCCTAGTTTCTGCTTGGCTAAATGGTTTAACGTAAGTATACATATTCCTACAGGGCAAACACACAGTTGTTATCATCCTCGTAGTCATCAAATTCCTCTTGAAGAAATTGCTATAGATGTTAGTGCGTTACACAATACCAAACATAAAAAAGAACAACGTAAATTAATGATCGAAGGTAAGCGTCCTACAGAGTGTAATTTCTGTTGGCAAATAGAAGATAGTGGTACACAGTTAAGCGATCGTGCCTATCGTAGTAAGGATGTATACGAAGACGGACTAGTTGAAGAAGCTCGGGCCTTAGGGTTTGAAGGTAACGCTATTCCACGCTATGTAGAAGTAAACTTTAATCAAGCCTGTAATTTTAAGTGTAGCTATTGCAGCCCACATTTAAGTACAGCATGGCAACAAGAAATTGAACAACACGGCTCGTATGTACTATCTGATAGAAAACATAATGACATGTCATGGGTTAAGTCTTTGAATATAGATAATGGTCCAGACAATCCTTACCTAACAGCATTTTGGAATTGGCTGCCTGTTGTATATCCTAAGCTGCAAACTTTCCGTATGACCGGCGGCGAGCCGCTAATGGATAAAAACACCTTTAAGATGTTCGATTACATACACGAGCACCCTAAAACCGACTTAAACCTGTCTATAACGTCAAATTGCTGTCCGCCAGGAAATCAGTGGAATAAGTTTATGATATCATTGAAGAAAATCACTGAAAAAGACGCAATTGATCATTTTATGTTGTTTTGCAGTTTAGACTCGTGGGGCATAGAAGCTGAATATATCCGTAACGGCATGGATTTTAATTTACTGCACAAAAATATAAGAGATTACCTTGCCAACAGTAACAAGCATAGTTTGACATTCATTATTACTTTTAATGCGTTAAGTTATACAGGATTTGTAGAATATATTAAAAATATACATACCCTAAGAAAAGAGTTTAGTAAAGATCGACAATTAATTTGGTTTGATATACCTCAATTACAAGATCCAGATTTCTTAAATCCTAAATTATTACCAGAGATGATTACAGAATTAGAAGAGGCCAAAGCATACATGCTAAGTAATCGTGAAGGATTGTTTAATCATCACAAAGGGTTTAAGGATTTTGAAGTTAGCAAAGTACAAAGATTAATCGATTGGATTAAGGCAGACAGCAATTTTAATAAAATCACTGCAATGAAGAATTTTTATCTATTCTTTAATGAGCAAGATACTCGTAATAATAGAAATTTTATAGATGTATTCCCGCAATTAGAAACTTTTTGGAATGAATGTAAGGAATTAAATGGATCATAAATTACAATATATTAAACTAGTTAGAGATAAGCTGAACAATATAAGTCCTAGTTTTTGTACAATGAAATGGTTACACCAAACCTTATATCTCCACACAGGTGATAATCACAGTTGTTATCATCCTAGGCCGCATCACATAGGGTTAGATGAAATTGCCATTGACGCCAGTGCCTTGCATAATACCAAATGGAAAAAAGAACAGCGCAAGAAAATGTTAGAAGGAGAGCGACCAAGTGAATGTCAGTATTGTTGGAACATTGAGGACTTAGAAGGCGAACATATCAGTGATCGAATGATTCATAGTGCTAGCGATTTCAGTGTCCCTATAATTGATGAAGTAGCTAAATTACCTTGGGATCAAAATATTAATCCACGGTATTTAGAAGTTAGCTTTGGTAATGCCTGTAACTATCGATGCGGATATTGTGCGCCACAAGCAAGTACTATGTGGATGGAAGAAGTTAAGAAACACGGCAATTATGATTTAACTTATAATCAATATGGAATTGAGTTTTTAGAATCAGGAACGTACTACGGTCCTAAAGACGAAAACCCCTACATAGAAGCGTTTTGGCGTTGGTGGCCAAGTCTACGTAACGACTTACATACATTGCGTATTACAGGTGGTGAACCGTTAATGAATCCAGGAGCAATGCAATTCTTTGATTTATTAGAAAACGAACCAGCCCCTGGACTTGAAATCAGCCTAAACAGTAATCTTGGAGTTTCGTTTGATCGAGTAGACAGATTAATTGACCGAGTGGGATCACTATTAACTAATAAAAAAATTAAATCATTTAGTTTTTACACCAGTATCGATAGTTGGGGGGCACAAGCAGAATATATGCGTACAGGATTAAACTGTGGGCATTGGGAACGTAATATGCGGGCTGTGCTTGCTACAGGCACTACTGTAAACTTCATGTGTACGTTTAATGTTTTGTGTGTTACTAACTTCAAGAGCTTGTTAGAAAAAGTAATTGAATGGCGTAAAGAATTTGGTAAGGAAGCAATTAAATTTGATACTCCGTATCTTAAAGAACCACCGCACTGGATGATTAATATTTTAACAGATGATTTCATGCACTACATGGATGACACATTAGAGTTTATTAAAACCAGTGAATGGTTAAGTGATTTAGAATATGAAAAGTTTCTGCGTGTAACAGATTATATGAAGGCTAAAACAATTCCAGAAGATAAGATTCGTGCAGGCCGTAGAGACTTTTATAGCTTCTTTACAGAAAATGATCGACGTCTTGGAACTAACTTATTAGAGCTATTTCCAGAATATACAGAATTTTATAATTTCTGTAAAGACGTATACGATAACTATGAAAAATAATACAACCTGGTGTGTGAATCCATACTTAAATTTAAGTGTGCAACCTAACGGCACAACTAAGCCGTGTTGTATGAGTACATTAGAATATGTAACAGATTCTAAAAAAACTACTCTTAATCAAGCATCTATTCTTGAATTTTGGAATAGTGATAAACGCAAACAGATGATTGCAGATCTTAATAACGGTATACAGATATCTGAATGCAGTGCTTGTTGGAAAGAAGAAGCAGCAGGTAAAGAAAGTAAACGTATTCGAGATAATAAAACTTATCAGGATAAAGAATTATCAGAAGATATGTTGCCCATAGTTGTAGATTTATCTATGGGCAATTTATGTAATATCAAATGTAGAATTTGTAGTCCTTGGCATTCTACGCCTTGGTTGATGGAACAGGCAAAAGTCAGATCACCAAACAATCCTAAAGAATATATTAATCAACCACAGTGGATTAGTTTCAAAGAAAGTTTTGATTACGACAATAAATTTTTCTGGGACGATATTGTTAAGTTATTACCAGATGCAGAACGGTTTGATTTTGCCGGCGGCGAACCTTTTTATATAGAAAAACATTGGGATGTAGTTAAGATGTGTGTAGAAAACGGCTGGAGTAAAAAACAGCATATACACTACAACACCAACGGTACAATATATCCAGAAAAATATATAGACCTATTAGAGCAATTTAAGACAGTTGACATACAGGTCAGCTCCGATGGAGTTGGCGCAAAGTTTGAATATCTTCGCCACCCGGCTAAGTGGGAAGTTGCAGAATCAACAATTAACAAATTGTGTACAGTTAGAGATCAAAGCAATACCGAATGGATCATTGGAGTTTGTCTATCAATATCTGCATTTAACGTATTTGATTTTTTTGAAACGTTTGAACATTATGCAGAAAAGAATATACCAATATACATTAATATAGTACATGATCATCACGGTATTAGAATTCTTCCACCTGGATTAAAACAAACAATTATTAATAAATTAAATACACACGAGTCCGCATATAAAACTCGACAATGGCATAAAGAAAGAGATATGATTTGCCGCCATTTAGAAAATACAGAATATAACGAATCAACGTGGAAAGAGTTTTGGCAAGAAATAAAAATGCGTGACAATATCAGAAACGAATCATTTGAAAATACATTTCCTGAATTTTATCAGGTAATGAAAGAATACTTATAGGATTATTATGTGGAAAGGTGATATAACACAAGTACATTGGGAACCCACAGACAAGTGTAACAGCGGATGTCCTATGTGTCCAAGATACGATGAAAAAGGCAATGAAATTTCAACACTGGTCAACACAGAATGGACGTTAGAAAGTTTTAAGAAATCCTGGCCAGAAGAATTTGTCAAAGGACTATGGAAGATATTAGCTTGCGGTAACTTTGGTGATCCTTGTGCCTGTAGAGAATTTGTAGACATATACGAGTATTGTAGAGAAATAAATCCGGGCATAGGGCTTGCATGTAACACTAACGGTAGTTTGCGTACACCGGCATGGTGGGCAAGACTAGGTGCTGTAATGCGTGGCGATCAGAATAAAGGCAACTATTGTACTTTTAGTTTAGACGGGCTTGAAGACACTAACCATTTATATAGACGCAATACTAATTGGAAAAAAATAATGGAAAATGCCAAAGCATTTATAGATGCTGGCGGCATAGCACATTGGGATTATATTGTTTTTGAACACAACGAGCATCAAGTTGAAGAAGCACGTACCTTAGCAAGAGAAATGGGCTTTAAGAATTTTAATGTTAAAAGAACAACTAGATGGTCGTCATACAAAGGTATATTTAAGAAAGAAAAACAAGGAATATATCCTGTATACTGGAAGGGCAAGTATCTATACGATCTAAAACAGCCCAATGAAGACCGATTCAAACATAATTTTGAAGATGCTACGTATTTCAAACAAAGCAAGTATCAAAGTATTAAGTTAGAAGATTTCAAAAATATGTTAGGTGTAAAAAATACCGACATGCGATTTGTTGATGGTAAATGGCGTGAAATTGATTTAACAGATTTATCAATAGCATGCCGAGCTGTAAAAAATGCTAGGGATCATCAACCATTTAACGAAATTTATATCAGTGCTAATGGACATGTTTCTCCTTGCTGCTTTTTAGGTTCAGAACCTTTTGTTGATACAAAGGTAAAAGATCGCGATGAAAATTATGTTAATATGATAGAACTCCAGGGCGGAGTTGATAAGCTAAACATGCATCAAAACAATCTTTATGACATTCTACAATTAGATATATTTCAACAGTGGATTCCCGATACTTGGGACGCTAATGGAAACAAATCAATGCGTCCTGCTAAATGCGGACAATGTTGTGGAGTTGAATTTAATGGACTGGATTTTGGTGAACTAGGCGAAAAGAAAGATTCTTATTTTGATCCTAAGGACTGGGATACACCAAATGAATAATGTAATTTGTTCGTTACCATTTAATAGCGTTAGTATAGATCCTGCTGGAAAACTAAGACAGTGTTGTAATTCTGACGCTGGAGTATTTGCTGAAAGTGTACAAACAATTAACACTAATGGACTTATAAACAATTCATCGATTCAAAGATTACGCTCAGCATTGTTACAAGATAAAAAAGATCCAATTTGCGATAGATGTTGGAAAATGGAAGACATTGGTAATAAAAGTTTTCGACACATTGCTAATGAAAACACTGATCATGGAATACATACAATATCTCCTAAGGGATTTTCAAAGACAATTGGATATGAAAACATTCGTTATCTTGACATAAGTCTTGGAAATAAATGCAATCTAGCATGTCGTATGTGCCATCCAGGCAGTAGTTCGTTATTAGCTAAACAATATATTGAATTAAAGTATACAAAAGATACTACAACAACTATTGAATTTGATAGATCTGCAAAAGATAAAATTTTAGAATTAATTAATCAAGCACCAAATTTGGCAAGTATATATCTGCTTGGTGGCGAACCGTTAATTAACGACTTTCATGATGAAATTTTAGAGTTGCTAATTAAATTAGATCGAGCTAAAAATGTTACAATACATTATAGTACTAACTTACATACTGATGTAGAAAAACATTTAGAACGCTGGGCAAAATTTAAGCTAGTTGAGATGAGTGTAAGTATTGATGGCTCTGATGAAGTATACGAATATATACGCTGGCCAGGGTCGTGGAATAAAGTGTACAACAATCTTAAAAAAGTTAATGAGATTGCATCTGAAACTAGAAATATTATTCCAGGTATTGCTGTTACTGCACAAAATCTAAACGCAGGTAATATTGCTACGCTCATTACTAAAATACAAGACATTGATAAAAATTTATCTTTTTATTTTATACCAGTAACCGGATGCAACTATATTGACTTAACACCGTCACATATATTAGAAACTGCCATTAAAGATATTTCAGTATTACATGATCCTTATAATAGGATACAAGAACTAACAAATTATTATAAAAAAGCGTTGAGTAATAAAAATAACATTCAACTAGGAACAGTAAAAGAGTTTTTCAAAAAACAAAAAGATTTTGATGCCTTACGCAAACAAAATCTTTTTCAAACACTTCCGTACTTTATAGAACTTGCTAATGAGTACGATATCAAAACTTGGTAATATTAAAATATTGTTTTAGTAGAATCTCCAATATCTTTTTTTAACCGATCGATATCAACTTTGAAATCTAATTTTTTAATATCGTCTTTATATTCTTGAAGGGTCTCTAACAACCGTGTTGCAATAGAATCTGCATCAACGGTTTTCATCTGCTCTTTGATATCAATTTGCCATACCCTGCCGTCAGCAAACTCTAGATGTACAGTTTCTAGGTAAGCTACCGGCATGGTATTCATATACAGATCTTCAAAGACCTCTGGCCACTCTTTTACTAAATGCCTTGGTGGCTTGAATAACGGATTAGGCATCAGCTGATTCTTCTACCTTCTTAGCAGTTTTCTTAGCTGGAGGATCTAAATCGTCAGCATCTTTACGTAATTTTGCTGCTTCTTTATAAAGAGCATCAGCTTGACTACGATACGATTTAGCAATATCCTTGTCACTTAATACTGCATTCTCTGGAGCCTTTAGCGGAGCAACCGGAGCTACTACATCCTTAACTTCTGCAATATCAGTTACTCCGCTAGCAGATTTAGATGCACCTTTAACGAATGTACATAGTTCATCAATAGTACAATTTTTTTGTTCTGAAATTAATATGTTTAACTGATCAAGTGGTATTTCGTTGTTATTAGTTGGCGTCATAATAACATTGTCAGTAGGTACTTTTTGTAATCGATTATCAGCCTGCATTGCTTGTAACATAGTACGACCATCTGGAAAGAAACGCACAAACATCATTTCACCAAATTCAAATGACTGTTGAGCTGAGTCGGTTTCGACTAATTCCATAATACTATTGTGATAGATATCTGGTAGTGTTGCTGTTGGTAGAACTAGCGACATATTTGATTCGCCTGGTAAAGTACGAAACACCACAAGTACTTTAGCACCTGTATTTTTCATTTTACCTACATGTTTTAATGACTTCATATTAAGCCTCCTTTTTTGCAACTGACTCTAAGAATGTGTTCAACTTGTTAAAAGTTTTACCAACTGCTTCTAGTTCATTTGCTTTGAACGCTCCTCTTTGTGATGCTACTTCGATAATACTTTTTAGTGCAACTAAATCACTGATGTTTAGATCAGTTGATGGAGCCGCTTCTGGTGCTTGAGCAGGTGCTGTTGCTTGCTCTACTTGGTCTTTAACTTCTTCTGTCATTTAGTTTCTCCTTAAATGTGGACAGGCTAGCATAAAGTATGTTAGCTCTTTTTGTTCTTCAAATGCTACAAATGTGGCCGACTTCAATTTTCCGTCTTTATCTATTGAGGGCGAGCGTAGTACACAATACCTACCCTTTAATTTATTTTCAATCCAAGATTGAATATCACCTTCAAACAGCTCGGTATCGGATACCGTAACTTTTGAAAAGTGTGGGGGCAATGTTTTAACTTTGCGTTGCTTTAATACATCAATAGGATTAAGATCGAACATAGTGAAAATATTTATAGTAGTATATTATTCTTCGACGGATTCTTGGCTAAATTTTCTGGCTAATGCTTTGTTATAACCCATCTTCTTAATATCTCCAGAAAACATATAGAGTTGAAATGCTGCTTTTTCTCTTAATACTGTAATAGATTTTTTAGTAATATAATACGGGCCGTCAATATTGTTATCTAACCAGAGAAGGATCTGAGCTGTAATAGCAAAATCTTTGGGGAAATCTACTTTGTATATCTTTATTTTAGCATCTTTGGTGATAAACTGCAAGGCGGGTTCTGTCAATCTAAGTCCACCGGTGTCTTTGCCGCGAACATTCCACCACCATGTGCTTCGATATTGTTTTAGGGTATTCGAGTCAGCGTCTTGATTTGCTGCTTGTAGGAATACCTTAGTATAGGTATCCTTGATGTCCATCTATTCTACCTTCTCACCTTGAGTGAGTTTCATAACTTCAAAGTCTTTGGTCTTAAACAACCTATTAAGTTTCTTGGCTAGATTCAATGCGTGACCCGGATTACTGAATGAAACTTTTTTATATTTAGGTCCTGGGTAGCTAGCAACTAAACTGCCGCTTTTTAGATTAAATGGTTGCCCTTTGTAAAATACTGCCCAGATGGCTTCACTATCGAGGATCTGTTCAATTTTGAAGTTTTCCTTGTTAGCGTACTCTAGTAATATTTTAGGTTTTGGTCTACTCATATATACGTGTTTCCTAATTAACCACGTATATATTTATCTCGGTTAGAAGCCGCCGCCGTCAAATTTAACGTCTATGTTTGTAGTGGAATCACGTATTTGCGTTAACATAGCGTGTATTTCTTGTACAGTACGACCTAATTTAGATGTTATTACAGCTAATTCAGCAGTAAGGTCTCTAGCTTCTTGAATAGTCATACGAATTTCTCTTTGCTGGCCTTTTTCAGCAGCAACTACACGTTGAATGAGTTTTTCTACAGTAGGTAAATTAGTAGGTAAACTATTTGCTGACATTTGATAGTACCTGTTTCATTTCAATGTCAGTTTTGAAAGGACCTTTGTATTCGTATCTTTGTAAAGTAATCAACTTAGGACAAAATGATTTAACCCAACCTTTTTCAAATCGAATAACATAATATCCTGCACAGTATAAACTTTTACTATCACCGCTTTTTGTAAACAAAGGTAATTTTCTTTGTATATCAAACATAGCATTATGTGGCTCAACACTAGTTCCATATCCGTGAACTTCATTAGTATGAGCATTATTGGCTTCTTTAACAATTTTAACTGTAAAGAATTTCTTTCCAAACTCACGAGTTAGACTTTCTTTTGTGTCGTAAATTTTAATACCTAATTCGTTACTCATAATAAAACGATTGTCTTCGTTCTTTCGAAGAGTGGCAATTTTCATTCCGTTCTCTTCAACAATCCAAAATTTATTTTCAATTATTGGCTTTGCATGTATGTCTGTCATTGGACCCTCCCAACATGTGTCTGTAACGCATTCACAGGTTGCCCTATACGGACAAGCTGTGGTCTTGTTTAATAATATATCTAGCATTTAATGGCTCCGCATAACTTGCTGCTTGATCTGCAATCTTCTTTAGATCGTACAGATGACAAAACTTTATTAATCTAATGCCAACCTGACTGATATTTTTATCAGCGGATGTAGCAGTAGCGATTGTTTCTGCAATAATTTGTTTAATATCATCTGGTTGATGTGTAAGATCAATCAGTCGACGATTTCTTTCGTAATCTTCTAAGACACGATGTTCTTCACCGTTGTGGTCAGACCATCTCTGTAGCATGAGATTGTTCCACGCAAATCCTTTGGCGCCACGATCTTCGAACGCTTCAGCAAGACCCACTTTTTTGCTTGTGCCTTTAGTACGCACACCTGGATACGCCGAGAAGACATTATCACTGGTATCACCACGCATGCATTTTTCAAACAACAACCACTCTGGATCTGGAATTGCTTTGGGTTCTTGTGTTTTCTTGTCAATGACTCTTTTGCCTTTTGCATCAAAGATACCCTCGTGTGTAATAGTTGTTTCCATAACACCGTTATATTGCTTTACATTGGGTGCAATAAGCTGTACAAAATCTGTATCTGTGCTAATAATAACGTGGTTATCGTTTGGGTGACTCTGTATCCAACCAGCAATTAGATCATCTGCTTCTAAGCGTGGGTTTTGCATTACTGTACAATTAGTCTTTTCAATGATGAAATCCTTAAATGTATCAAAGGCCTCCCAAAAGATCTTTTCTTCGTCTGCTTCTTTTTCAGTATGCGCTGCACGAGCTGCGGCACGTTGCGCCTTATAAGGGGGATAATAATCTTTGCGCCAGCTACGACCTTCTAAACAGAAGATAACGTGACTACCGTTGAAGTCTTGCCATGCCTTCTTTACGCTGTTAAGTGTAATATGAAATGCCATGCCGAGTTTAATATCGGCATCACCGTTGATTACATGTCTAGCACGAAAAAATGTGTTAGCTGTATCGACTAAAATATATGTCATTAATTATTCTTCTTTACACTTTGAATGTCTATACTACCAGTTTGAATTGGGCCGCCGTAATCACCATCAACTACTACATTTGCACAGAGTTCACGGAACCAACGATCTACAACTTCTTCATCTTTGTCACCGTCTTCACCGTAACCTTCTTGTCTTAATTTTAACACAAATAGGTCATTCCAGTCAAGTTCAAAAAACCCATTGCGAACGTTATCTTGATTAACATGTGTATTCAATACTCCTACCCAAGGCTCTTTCTTACGAGTAGCACGATCTTTTGGAGTTAATTTTGATAATTCTTCACGCTCCTGTGCCGCCGATGTTGCTTCTTCTGCAAGTTTTTGTTTAGCCTCGGCTTCTGCTAACATCTGTTCTGCTACTTTGATGTTTTCTTCAACCTTGTCTAATCCTAATAACCTTTTAATAATTTTCATTAAGTTCCCCACTCATTCTTAAATAACGGTACTTGTAATCTATCACTGTATCTTAATCCATGTTTCATTGCTAATTCTGCTACACGACGATTATTTAGTGTGTATACACTTTCAACACCACCAACAGGCATTAAATAAATTGGTCCTCTAAAGCCAGCGGCACGATAAATGTCTGCCGCTTCTAGTGCTTCTTCTGCATCGTCTTCTGTTGCAACAACAAACTTTAGATATGTGTACCCAATTTCTTCATACTCGCAAACAACCTCAGGTTTAATTGCTTCATCTGGATGTTCACCTGAACAACTTAGTTTAGCACTTACACTGAATGTAATTTCTCTAGAAAACTCTAAGTTAGGCATTTGCCATTCTACTAGATATTCCTTAAACTCTGGAGTTAACTTTTGAGTACCATTTGTTTCAAATGTAATTTCTTTCAAACCTGCCATCTTAGGATGATTAAGTAAGTCTGGATAAGCACGTTGCCAACCTAGTAAAGGTTCGCCTCCTGTGATGACGAGATGTTCGTCTTGCCACGTATTAAACGGTAAAATTTCTGTAATACGATCAGCAATGGCATCAACAGTAAGCATAGGACTAAGATGCTTGAAAGCAGGATCCCAACTAGCGTAGCTATCACATCCTGTACTAACCAATGGAAGTTCTTCGTATTTGGCATATTGCGTTGGATCAATTTTAAGATATTCTTCACTTAGTTCTCCTTTAGGCATACCAAAACCGGCACACTTAAAGTTACATCCAAATGTGCGCAAGAAAACAGAAGGAACGCCCATATACCGTCCTTCGCCTTGTATGCTGTAAAATAACTCTGCTATTTTAATTTTGCTCATAATATATTATACACTCTTTTCAGCCATTTTGTCAACCTTTTTCCGTAAAGTCCAAGATTTATTATCTTTCTTTTTCCAAACTATTACATCACCTTCTTTCCATCCTACGGCTTCTAGGATTTCATCAGTGAATGGCAATACTAATTCTTTAGTGTCGGGATCTTCTTCTACAGTTATAGTCCAATGTTTCATGTTGATATAGTCTTTCTTTCAATTTGTTGTTGCTGAAAATGGTCTTGCCTCATTCTGCGACATTCTTCTTTTACTTCTTTCGGAATATCCGGATGCCACTCTGCCATACCGCAATCATATACCCGAGCCTGCGGACCCCAATCAGCGAATAACAAAAACAATAATGCAATTACTGTTAGTATTGCTGCAATTAATTTATCTGGCATTGTAAAGAATCACTTATTAATAATCTGCACATCAATGCTTCACGGTCATCGTGAAAGTCAAAATGCATACATTCGGCACTAACTTCTGTGTTATATTTTCCGCCCGGTAATCCAAAATGTTCAATAACCCGAGTACAAGTATCTGTCCACCAAGTATTATTTTGATTTTCCCAAGGAACGGTTATTCTAGTCATTTTTTATAATTGCCTTTTTCCGGAATGACATGACGGACTCCCCCCGTGGGATCTGCCATATCGCCTTTGCGTCTTGGAATTAAATGAACATGTGGATACGGAACAGTTTGTCCTGCCGCCTCCCCCCAATTAAGTCCAATATTAAATCCGTCCCACTCACCTGCCTTAACTTTTTCTTGCCCTAGTTTAAGTGCATCAGCAAAGCAATCTTCAATTACACCCACTGCTGAGTATTTAGGCACAAACAATAGATGTCCATCTGTTACCGGATATGCATCTTTGTAAACTACAACATGAAAATCATCTTGCACAACATTGGTCCACGGTGCGTGTCCAGCGTCTTTTGCGTCTTCTAACGAATAATGTAAATTCATTTTAACCTCTTGAGCTTGTTTGTGTTCGAGACACGACAGGACCGTTACTGATAAAATCCATTCCAGCCCCACGGCCTTCGTATAGTTGCCCGTTCCATTTCATACTAATTTTTACAGCTTTATTAAGTATTACATTAAGTTTAACATGTTCTTCAAAATCTTGTACTACTGCTTCTACAGTTTTTTTGCTAACTGCTTGAGTAATTTGGCAAGTGTCACTATGTCTTATGAGTGTACTCATTTCATCCACCAATCTTCATAAGGGAAATCAATCCAAGTATTGTTTTCGCTTTTATCAATTTCTTCCCCGGAGTAATCCATTTTAACAGTACAATTAGATGCTAGGTTATCAAATAATACAGCAAACTTAACATTAACATTCCAAATTTCATTCTCCCATGATGGATCATCTGGAAAACAACCAGATTGCCAATCTTTCATGATCCAATTAAGTGTAGCACCAGTGTCGTTAATATCGTCAACTATAAGAATGTTTTTAATACCGCTACCGGAAGCCATTGGATCGTAAAACTCATGACCAAATGCTTCTTCAGCCATCCATGTATTAGATTCAGTATCTTCGTGATCTCTAAGAGAAACTTTTAGGGTATGACACGGAACATCAAAATAATAACTAATCATTTTAGCAGGTAACAATCCCCCGCGAGTAATTCCTATAACATAATCTGGAGTCCATCCACTAACTGCAATGTCTCTGCATATTTTTGCTACTAAGCCTTGATACTCTTGCCAACTAACTGGTCGCTTGTTCAACTTTTTTCTCCTTGCGATCTTTTAAGTATGTTTCGTGATGAATCCATTTACTATTAACTAGAAATCCCCATTCACGTTTATGAGGACCTGGCATAAACAATGTCCAGGCAGTAACCCCTGGTTTTAGTTCAATACGATGATATGATTTAGGACTACAAAATCGGAAATGCCCAGGGCCACGCCAGTATTGCACTTCGCCAATTTGATTTCGATTAGCATCAAACATAGGAACCCATTCGTAGTATCCACCTTTAAGAATTAAGGTAGCATAGCCCCATGGATGATCATGAACATCATCTGGATCGCCTTTTAAGAATTTATGTAGAAAGATATTAAATGGAAACCATGTGCGGTCTTTTAGAAAAATATAATATCTTTCTAAATAAGGTTCGTTGCAAACTCGATCATAGATGACACGTTTACGACCTAACTTTGCTAACAGTTTAAGCAACATCAAACACTTCCTCTTCTAAGTATCGTTTTAATTCTTTGTCGGTTGGCTCAACTGTGTAGTTGTGCTTGTAAAAGATTTCATAGCTATCGCTACCATACTTTCCAATGCCATATAACATTGTAGCATCATTTCCGTCCCAAGTCAAGTAGTCTTGACTCATCCTAATCAAACGGGTATAACGAACATTTACCATGCCCAGCGGTTGGATAATACTTTTAACAAATGATTCATCGGCATACAACAGTGCTAATGCTGTTGGGAACCAATAAAGAAATTCTGGTAATGTAGTCTTTACCGCTTTTCGACCGGTTTGGTTAAGCATGATAACCCCAACAAAATGTTGCCAGGAGTCGTCAACTTGTTGTTGAACCATTAAGTCGTCACGTAACGGTTTAATCATCCCAGCCATCTTTCTGTGAGTTCAGCCAGTGGTCTACTTTACCTTCTGCTTCTTTTTGTGTAAGTGCTAATACTTTGAACCAAGCACAGTCTTGACTAGCCCGAATATCAAAAGGTACAACACCTCCCCTAAATGCCAACGGTTCGTCTAACAGTCTTTTAACTTCAAATTCTTTTAGATTCATTACTCTTGTAATAAAATCAGCGGAGTCTTGAGCAGCATTCATTCTGCTCTCCCACTAGTACAACTATCAGACCAAAGGTCTTGTGCTTGTTTCATATATTGATCTAACTCCCATACTCGACGAGCTTCTGCCAATTGTTCGTCATTGTATGAATGCCAACCAATACATTTGCCAGTTGGGCTACGACCGCATCCGCACTTACCAAAATCTTCTGTATTTTCAGTTGCTCTTATTTGCATTGCCTATCTCCTTATCGTGGCGCAAACTCTTGTTGTAGTTTAATGTTATCAAAGAATTCTTTCTTTGCATGTGGGTCGCTGTTGAACGCACCTTTAAGAACAGTTGTCTGTGTTAATGAACTGTGTGCCATAATGCCGCGATTTTCACAACAACCGTGCGTAGCTTGAATATAGACTGCTACGTTTTCACTGTCTGTTGCTTTCTGAATTTCTCTTGCTATGTCGTTACACAGTTCTTCTTGTAAGGTACCGCGACGGGCACACCATTGGGCAATACGAGTATATTTTGACAAGCCGATAAGTTTTTGGGCGGCGATGATTCCGATGTAGGCAACACCAGCAACAGGCTGATGATGATGACTACACATACTACGAAGCTCAGACCTAACCACCAGCATACCTTCGTACCTATCTTTACTATCGTTTGGAAAAGCTGTAGCATCTGGTAACGGGTCATATCGTCCTGCCATTATTTCATTGTAGTACATCTTAGCTAGACGCTTGGCAGTACCTTTTGAGTTTGGATCATTCTCGCGATCTATTAACAACGTGTCTAGTACTTTTTCAAATGCTAGAGTTGCTTCTTTGATTAAGACTACTTTGTCATCTTCGCTAATATATTCGCTGATGTTGTCACCTGCCCAGTAACGCTTCTGGTCACGCTTCATCTTAAAACGAATAGCATCGGCTATGTTAGCTTCTTGATAACCTTTGTCACTCATGTCGTCTGCGCCTTTAAGTACGCTTTGTAAATCTTCTGATGTAAATGTTGTCAACTAAATTTCTCCGAGTTAATGTCGTGGATGACATATATGTTATTATAGCTTCTCTAGTAGACTATTGCAACTAAAAAAGTTTGATTTTAATGAATCTACTTGTTTATTTAGGCTAGGTAGAAACTGTTTGTAATTTTCTATGTACTCAGTAATCTGTGCCACAATAAAGTGTTTATTTGTTTTATAAGATGCAAATGAATCTGTCCATTCGCTTGGATACTTAAATGCATCAATATACATCTCAGTATAACTTAACCGATCAGGTACCATTGGAATAGCACCAACTACCGCACCTTCAAACGCACTGATACCCAATGTTTCTTGCAGGTTCGCACTGAATACTATTTTTGCTTCACCTAACAGATTATGATATTCTCGTTTAGAAAGTTGATGGTCCTGACATACTATAAATTCATATTGTGGTAACTGTTCTTTTAAGTCACGGAAAATTTCAACCTGTTTCTCTGGAGCAATACGATGAGGGAACAATATAAGATCACGTTTTGGCATGTCCTTATACATCAACAAGGTATCTTCCATATATTCCATAGGCCACCCGGTACGCACAACCTTATCTGTAGTCATTAATCCCATACGAGCATCTCTAGGTGTTTTACCTAGGAGATTTTCGATAAACATGTTAATGTGAAAGTCTGTGGCAAAATAGTTATGATCAATTGCTTCAAAGAATGCTTTTTCACTGTGTCGCACCCAAGGAGCAGCACCAATAAGACGTCCTAAGAAATCTTGAGGATCATAGCTACCAGCATGCCATAATGCGTGTATAGTTACAGGTACCTGTAACAGTTCACTCATATACTTTAAGTTTATAATGCCCGGATGCCAAGCATCAGTAAAAATAAAGTGGTCGCCGGGATGAACGGATCCGCTACAAAATAAACGGCCCATTTGCTCAACTTGACTAGACTTGTATATATTGGTGCCACCAAAATTAAGAAAAGCACCAGGAGTA